GGTCGACCCACGTCGAGGCCAACCGTCGGAGGTCGACCCACGTCGAGGCCAACCGTCGGAGGTCGACCCACGTCGAGGCCAACCGTCGGAGGTCGACCCACGTCGAGGCCAACCGTCGGAGGTCGACCCACGTCGAGGCCAACCGTCGGAGGTCGGCCCACGTCGAGGCCAACCGTCGGAGGTCGACCCACGGAAGTTCAGGGAGGTGCAAGGAGGTGCACCTTGTGGGATTGCAGGAACCCACGATCGTCAAACCGGGGTATCCAATGGATTGCAAAAAACGCAAAGCTGGGGTGTGCAGTGGTTGCACTCGGCCTAGGCGGCGTGCACCTCTTGGAGGCCCACCGCCTCGACAAAAGCGGCCACGTTTTCGGTCATGGGCCGGGCGGTAACCCAAAGGTTGCCCAATGTGTCAATCAAGGCTCGCAACGCGGCCGAGATATTCGGTTCACCCCTTGGAGCTCCCCAAGCCCACAAGGCCCTCGTTTTGGCCGAGCGGGTATAGGGGCTAATCCGGACATATGAGGAGTATACCCTAACGCCGTTCCAGGTTTTTGGCCTGTTATCCCGGGCGGGTAACGGCCCTAGGTGTTTTGGGTCACCGGTACACTCGAGCAGCATGGCCAAGAGCAACTGGCAAGCGTCGTCAACGGAGCTCACCCCTTGGGCTCGGCCCCAATTAAGCAGCATTTGATGTTGAGCGTCTGTTAATCTCACGACCATGGCGTGGATATAGACAAGGTAAGGGGAAAAAGTCAAGCCTGGCACACTGGCACACAACCTATACCTTTATGGTGACCAACATATATGCAGTGGTTGCAACAACTCATGGAGCTTGCAACAACCTACAACAACCTACAACAGCTGATATCAACCTCTGCATATATGTTAAAATATATAAGAGTAAGGAACTAAGAGCCAGGTGTGCCACCTGTGACAATGAATCACACATAATACCACAAAAGCATAAGGTTGTCACGGGGTGGCACACCTTTTTAGGCATCAACTAACGCTTCTTGCTCCTATGTCTGTGGTTGCGCTACAAATTGCATCGTCGCTCAATTTCTCGGGGGCGCGTGAGTGCAACGGAACGTTACGTTATCCGTATGGTCTAGTCCTATGGCCACAAGGGGCAACCTCGTTTGTGCCCCGTGGTCGGATTGGGTCAATTTGTTGTCAAACCATGTGCGGCGTCGAGACAAGATCGGGCCGGGGTACGCTTGCGGGGTGATCCCCGAGGGCAAGCCTAGGCGTCAAGAACACGTCGAGGCCGCCGATATGGTTTGCCTTGATATAGACAAGGGGACCGACGATCAGGTTTGCCAGATAATTCAAGCGTTTAGGCCCTACGATTTCGCCCTTTATACAACCTTTACGCATGCTTATTACAAATTAGGCACCAAGGACACCCCGGCGGGGCCGGGGGATACCAGACAAAGCAAGCTGCGGGTCCTCCTCCCTTTTGCCAGGCGGGTGACCCCCGAGGAATACTCTCGGATCTGGCCCGTGGTGATGCGGCTGGCAAGGCACCCGATCGACGGGTGCATCCAAACCCTAAACCAAGTCTATTTCCTCCCCTCGGCCATGCCGGGGGCCCCGGTATTGGCCCAAGCCAACCAAACCGGCCGGTGGCTCGATCCCGACACCCTTTTGGAGCTCGCCGAGGCCCCCACCGAACCCACCGCCCCCACCGAACCCACCGCCCCCTTGCCCTCCGAGGAGGTGCTCGATCAGGTGGACGCGATCGTGCGCAAGCTTGCAAAAATGCTGAGATCGCACCCTCTCAAGGCGGCGGCCAACGCCTTGATCAACGGGCAATCCCTCGACTTTGGGGATGGCCGACATGACACGATCTTGCGGCTCACCGGGTGGCTTGCGTTCAAGACCGAGGCGGATCCCTTGGCCCCCGAGGTGGTCGAGGCTTTGTTTTCCAAATCGGTGGAAACCATGCGGCGGGAAAAGCCGGGCGACATGGCCGGGGTGACAACCGAGGCCGCGGTGAGGGCCTACGAGACCGCGATCACCAAGGCCGTCACCGCCAAACAAAAGGAGCGGGTCGAGGCCCAAGCAAAATACGCGGGCCCCCGGTCACCGGAATGGCCCCCCGAGGCGATCGAGCGGTGTGCGCAGCTTCAAGAGAGCACCCCCGACGAGCTCGCCTATATTATCCAGCGGGACCGATCCCACTACATTTTGCAGCCGTCCGGATACTTTTCGGGGCCGTTTACAAAAGAGGACGCGATCGTCGAGATCACCCAAGCCCTAGGCAAGTCGCCGATCAGCCTATACGAGACCAAGGGCGACGGGTTTAGACCTCGGAGCTTTTCCGAGATTGTCAGACACTACGGCGAGATCGCCCAAGAGGTGGTGGCCGACCTCGCAACGCAACGCAGCTTTTACGATCGCCCTACCCGGACAATTCACGAGGCCGTTTGCCCTCTCAAGGCGAGGACCCCGGCCTATGATTCCAATATCGATCAATATATCCGCCTTTTTGCGGGGACCGAGGCCAACTATAACAAGCTCCTCGATTGGATGGCCTGCTGTCCCGACCTCACAAAAATGTTGTGCGCCCTAACAATCAAGTCGGACCCCGGGACGGGCAAAACCTTGTTTGCCCAAGGGCTCGCCTCCTTGTGGTCCAAGGGCGGAGCCCCCGCAAGTCCCGAGGTGATCTTGGGCAACTTCAACGAGGACCTGACACGTTGCCCCCTTGTTTTCGCCGATGAAAAATTGCCCAAGTCCTACCGGTGGGATTCGGTGACCGCAAAGCTACGGGCCGAGATCGCAAGCTTAGTCCGGACCCTCAACCGAAAGTATTACTCACCGGTAGGCCTACATGGATCCTTGCGCTTCATTCTCGCGACCAACAACCCGATGATCCTTGCCTCGAATATTTCGACCTCGGCCGATTTGCATGCGGTGGCGGTTCGGTTTCTCTATATCGAGCCCGATCCCGAGGCCGAAAAATACCTCCTCCGGTTTGACTTCGAGACAAAGGACCGCTGGCGAACCGACGGGATCGCAAGTCACGCGCTTTGGCTCCAACAAAACCGCGAGGTAGTGCCCACCGGGCGGTTTTGGGTTACGGGCGATATCGACAAAATGCACCGCCTCTTGGTGACCTCGAGCGATTGGAACAGTTGGATCTGTGAGTGGGCGGTTAAAGGCCTGCTCGACGGGTACCGCAAGATCGAGCAAAACCAAGAAACGGTCGGCCGGGTGGTGGTGCAGGATGGCAAGCTCTACATAAACACCAACGCGATCACCGACGGGTGGCAACTTTACACCAACTATCCCCACGTGGCGCCCGACCCCCGGCGGATTGCCACCGCCCTACGGTCGATCGCGAGTGACCCCAAGCCGGTCCAAGTCCGGACCCATGGCACCCGGTATCGATATTTCGAAATTGACCTCGGGCACCTAATCGCGTGGGCCGACGAAAAAGGGATCAGCTCCGAGGCCGATATTCATTTAGCGATTGCCCGAGGCCCGGCGGAGCTCCCCAAGGTGATCGATTTCAACGCTAAGCTAAAAGGAAATGAATACCAATGATACTAGTTAGCCAATCGTATGAGATATTGACCCCGATCGACGGTGACCGGATCCTAAAATCAATCGAGCGGGCCGGTCGGACGTGTTACAAGTCCGAGGACAAGATCACCGAACACTCGGCCAAAAAATTCGTCGCGATGATCTTGGCCCGTGGCCACGAGTCGGTGATTGAGCATGAATCGATCTCGGTAAAATTCACAACCGATCGCGGGGTGTCCCATGAGATCGTGCGCCACCGTCTCGCGTCATACTCCCAAGAGTCAACGCGCTATTGCCGATACGAGGGCGAGATCCAGGTTATTGGCCCCCCGGGGCTCAACGAGGAGACTCGCGAAGTATGGCTCCAGGCCATAGGCGTGGCCCAAGGAGCCTATCAACGACTTTTGGACTATGGCGTTACACCTGAGATCGCGCGGTCGGTTTTGCCGAATGCCCTCAAAACCGAGATTGTCATGACCGCAAACCTTCGGGAGTGGCGGCATTTTTTCAAGCTCCGAACCGCAAACGCCGCACACCCGCAAATGCGCCAGCTAACACGCCCCCTCCTCGCCGAGCTCCAAGAGAGAATACCGGTGATTTTTGATGGCGTGGGAGATATCGAGAAATGAAGTCTATCCTACCCGTTTTCAACCGCAACATTGCCACGTGGCTCCGCCTTTTGGCGGGGTCTGAGGCCTCGCGGGTCGAGCTGCTCGATTGGATGGCCACGGCCCCCGATTTATCCAAGCCCTTGCGGGCCCTCGTATTCAACGGGCCGCCGGGGACGGGTAAAACGTTGTTTGCCCAAGGGATGGCCACCCTTTGGGGCCGGGGCGGGACCCCCGAGGACGCCGAGGGGGGCGAGCAGTGCCCTTTTCTATTCGTGGGCGAGAGCTTCACCCAAATCAAGGGGCTTGAAGCCAAGATCGGGGCCTTGGTGCAATCAAGGACGTGTCGCGTGGTGGTGGCCACTAACGCCGAGCTCGACCTCCTCAAAACCCGGTTTTTGGTCGTGACCCCCGATCCCAAAGCTGCCGATTTCCTCGGAGCTCAACCAATCGGGTCCTTGGATGATTGGCGGCGGTCCAAGATCGCGGCCCACGCCATGTACCTACACAAAAACCAAGGGGTGGAGCCGTGATCGTGGTCTTTGCTTTTTGGGCCACCACGATCGCGGCGGCGGCCCTTTCGATTGCCTACCCCATGGTGGGGGGTCTCGCGTTGACCGTGGTGGGCCTGATTTATCTTTGGTGTCGAGGGTGAGCCATGACCGAGTTTTTCACCATATCCCGTGACCAAACCGACTACCCAAACCAATTTGTGGTGCGGCGTTACCCAAGCAAAAAAACCGTGGCGGTCTCGTTTACGCTCGAGGGGGCCCGGGTGGCCCTCAAAAAACGAGCGCCTTTAGCGGCCCCCCTCACCGGCGGGGTGTTGCCAAACACCGATGGTTGTGAAGTTTGGAGGGTGGAAAGTGCCTAGAAAACACGATCGATCCATAGCCAAGCCCGCCCCTACGGGGCGGGCGGGGGGATTGTATGCCTAGAAAACACGATCGCTGCTCGGGCCATTGTTGCGAGCGGTTCACCTTGCCCCTATCCCCCGAGGAGCTCGCGGCCGGTTATCAGCGGTGGCTCGGGCGAGACAGCCAAGCCCTCACAATGAACAAGGCTGAAATCGCGCCGCTTTATCAGGATATCTATTTGATTGCCCCCATGGTGGTCTACCTCGGGCACACCAACAAACACCCCCCAAAGGTCAACCCAACCGACGCCGAGCTTTTGGGCAACCCCGAGGAGCAGGGCCATTATTACCGGTGCAAACACCTCGACCCCAAAACGCGGGATTGCACGATCTACGAGATCCGGCCCGCAATGTGTCGGGGTTACCCCTATAACAACGAGTGCAATTATGCGCGATGTACTTGGAAAAGCCGCAAGGCCAAAAAGCAGACCTCGGCCCAATTGCGCAAGCGCAAGCGGGCGTTGACGGCCGAGGTCGAGGAGCCGAGAAAATGAGATCTGATAATAAAACTAGGTTTATGAGCCGGTGCGTTCACTACAAGGGCCCATGGGACGCCACCAATTGCGCCGCGGGGGTGGAGCGTGCCACCATGTTAGATACCTCCCGAATCCCACCGCGGCGGGTCTGTGATTCACCTGACACCACGATTGCTTGTGACAAAAAACAACTCCCCACCGAGGACGATTGGCATGCCAAGCAAGAACGAGACCTCGCGGCCTTGGGTCGTATGGCGGCGATCCGGTTGGCGATATTTGCCACCGGTGAGACCCAAGGATCGCTAGATTGCCCCTGTTGCAACGGCCGGGTGGGTTTTTCGATTGCAGGCAACGGCCACGTGGCCGCGGCATGCTCAACCCCGGGGTGTGCAAAATGGATCGAGTAGAACCCAAGGGCCTAGTGGTCAACGAACGTTGCGACGTGTGCGGCGCGTTTGTGCCCGTGGTCCAAACCTATTTTTGCATTTGTGGGGTGGTAGTGTGTGGCGATTGTTGGAATCATGACGCCCACATGTGTGTTGATTGTGAATTTGAAAAGGATAAACCAAAATGAATTGGCATGTGCATTGCAACCTTATAAGAATCTCGCGCCGCGGTTTTCCGCGGCGGGCAATCACGCAATGGCGCCCCAATGCCCCCGAGGCGGAGCTCCTCGAAAAAATGCCGGTGATTTTTTCCCGGTGTCCCAACTGTGGGGAGGCCCCGTTTGTGCCCTATGTGCGGGGTAAAGTGCAACGCTTGGTTTGGCCCAACTTCCTATCGTGGTTTTGGGACACCTTGCGGGGCCGGCGGTGGCCTAATTGTGCTTTGATCTGTCGATCGTGTTCCCACCTCGTGGCGTGGGAGCGGGTCGCAAACGATATCGAGGTGGCAACCAATGACTGAGACTCGAGACCTAAACGAGCAGCTTGACCATCTTCGCAAGGTACACTCGGCCATGGCGCGAAACGCCACCGCCGAGACCATGATCGGGGTCAGTTGGATCCTAATCGATTACATGCTTTGGACGATAGACCATAGGCAAGCGCCGGTGGACCCATACAGACCAAAAACAAAACCCTTTGAGCGAGGACAGCTTTACTCGGTGATCAGTCAATCGGGTAGCGGGTCGGCTGTGGACTTGTTGGGGGATGTTTTACGAGACCTTGACCAAGCCGAGGCCAAGATCCGGGAGGTGGGCCTTGACTAACCAAAATGACCTCGAAAAAGAGATCGAATATCTGCGGGCGTGGTGCAAGGTAAACGCCCACGATCAAGTTATTCGGACCTCGATCAACCGGCCGGTGGTTGAGGTTCTCTTGGGGGCCTTAAACGCTGAGCCCTACGAGCCAAAGACCACACCGGCCCAACGGGCCGAGGTGTTGCGGGAAATGGGCCGCCATGTTCAAGGATACGTTTTGAAGTTGTTCGGCGATATCGTTGACGATCTCGATCAAGCTGAAAGGTGCTTACAAGGTAGACCAAATGAATGCTTACACGATATACCGAAACCCACGTGACTACCCGGGCCAATACGTGGCCCGCCGGTGGGTGGTTTACGAAGACCGGATCGAGCCCGATCATGAACCGCTCGAGGTTTCGCCAGAGCTCTACGTCGTGCGGCAAGCGATCTTTGCGGTGACTCCTGACGTTATTTGTTTACGGCGAAGCCCGAACGACGATCCCGCGGTGTATGAAACATGGATATAGACGATCAACAATTCATCGTGATCCCACAACCGACCCTCGAATGGTTGGCCGGTTGTGAGCTGATCGAGCGGTACGCCAAGGCGTCTGTAGCTATGGCGGCGGTGTCCTCGTATCGAGATCTTTGGTTCAACCGGCGGCGGTTCGAGATTGATTTGGCCGACGAATTGGTGATCCGCGATCAACTCGGTTGGTGTTGGTATGCGGTGATAGACCTAGTCCTAAAAGACCTCCGAGCTCAGTTGATTGAAGCTATGAGGAAAAGCAATGGATGATACTTATTACAACCAAAACAGTCTAAGGCTTGCGAGGTGCCCGGGGCCTCACCAATTCAAACTCAATTGCCCCTATACCGACCGTTGCGAGGTTTGTGGTGGGGTGGTGTTGCGCCCTTGGGTCGAGGCCTACAATCAAGGGCTCGAGCATGGCCGAACCGCTCCTCAACATTGCCCCGGATGTGAGGCCGAGAATACTCTCGAACCAAACGGGAGCGGCGGCGTGCGGTGCGTCGCTTGCGATTGAAAGGGTTAATCCGTGTCACCTCGAGACCAACGCAGTCAAGGCAACGCCGAGCGGCTCGACAGCTGCAACCGGCCCCACACATTTAGGGCCAACGTAGCCAACCTCTATCGGTGGTATTGCACTAAGTGCAAAGGGGAGGTCTCGGAGGGCGAGGCGATATGGTACACCTTGGGCTTTGAGGACGGGTTGGCCAACCTTGGCCATTGCCCGAGCTGCAAACGGCAGATCCCGATCAACGGGATTTGCCCCTATTGCGGCGGGGATGTCGGGTGATGGTTTTGCAATATCAGCACCCAAAAATCACGTCAAACTGGTTATATATAGCGTATATGGTGATTATTGCGGCCGCGGTATTGGTTTTAATTTTTGGAGTGTACCGAAACAACTACACCGATCGGTTTACCCAAGGGTGTCTCGAGTGGTGCCAGTCCCATGGCGCCTACGATACACCCGAACAATATCTCGATTGTGCGTGGCGTTGCGAACAGGCGGTGGAGCGTAACCGGTGATTGAAACCATAAAGGATATGATTGATGCGCCCTAAATCCAATTCAAGGCCACGGGCCGAGCGCAAGGTTCACCTACACCACAACGGCGGGGCGGCGTGTGGGGCGGTGTCAACCGCCAAGACCTGGCCCCACACGGTGGGCCGAGTAGTATGGCCCTCGGTGGTAACTGATTTCAAGTGCCGGGCCTGCGAAAGGATCTTTTCTCGGGATAACTTGGGGAGAATTCAAGCCGATGATAGACGGGAGCAAGCCCAGGCCTAGTTATCCGCCAAACCACAACTATCCACAACGACCGGGGACAATATGACCGTTTGGATCTCACCGACTCAGATCGCCACCTTCAAAGGGTGCCATCGAAAATGGGCCTATCGATACATTGACGGGATCAAGCCGCCACCAAAGCCCACCCAAGAATTTGGGATCGAGGGCCACAAGCGCAACGAGCTATATTTACGCAAGGGCCAACACGTCGGTGATGACGATGTGGGCAAGGTGTGCCAACAGGGGATCAAGCCCGGATATATGCCCACCCCGGCCCCCGATCTCTTGATCGAGTCAAAGTTGACGATCCCGATCCTTGGTGGGGCGGCCACCATGATTGGATACATTGATTGCATTTTGCCCCCTCGCCAGGCCGGGTCCACCGTGACCGTACCGGTGGCCCATGATTGGAAGTTTACGAAAGATCTTCGGTGGGCCATGACCCCAGCGGAGCTCGCCGAGGATAGCCAAGCGGCGGTGTATACCCGTTGGCTACAGCTAAAATACAAGGTCCAGAAGGTGGTGGCGCGGTGGGTGTACTTTTGCGGGCGCATCAACGCCAAATCCGAGGACGGCCGACCTCGGACCCCGAGGGGGGTCAAAAAGAGCGAGTTGACTTTTACCGCGGCCGAGATCGAAGCCAATTGGCAACGCGAGATCGAGGTGGCCAAGCAAATCGTCGAGACCAAGGCCAAGTTTGCCAAGGCGGCCGACGTGCCCCCGAATGAGACGCATTGCGACGCATACGGGGGGTGTGATTATCGCGAAATGTGCCCCATTGGTGACGGGTTTGGCCTCGGGGCCATGCTCGAGCAATGGGATCGCACCCACAACGGAAATTGGAACAAGGAGCAAGACAAGATGTCAGCCGATGACGTTATGGCCGTTTTGAAGGCCCACAAAGCCAACATGTTGGCCCATGCCAAGGCCCCACCGGCGGAGGAAAAAGAACCGCGCCAAAAAGTTACCGAAACGACCCCCCCGCCGGTGGAGCCCCAACAGGATAGCACACCCGCGGCCGGGATCGAGCTTGTGGCCAAACTCCAAGCGCAATCCGGACAAGCCGAGCTCCCCGCCGAGCCCCCACCCACTGCTGAGGAGCCCGACCTCCTGTCAAAGCTCCAAGCTCAGACCGGGGCCACCGGGGTCAACCCACCCGAGGCCCAAGCGGCCGAGCCCAAGGTGGTGGTTGCCAAAACGGAGCCCCCACCGGTGGAGCCGTTGACCAATGGAGCGGCGGCCGATGGCCTCGCGACACACACCAAGGCCGAGCCGGCGGCCGAAACACCCCCCTTTGTGGCGGAGTGGGGCGAGGATATCCCGGCGGAGGTGGGCAAGGTGGTTGAGACCGTGCCAGATAAGCCCCTCGAAACGGTCAAGCCCACCAAGGGCAAGCCCAAAACCTCCAAGGTCAACACCTCCAAGGCGACCAAGGCGCCGTTTGTGCTCTGTATCGACGCGATACCGGCAAAGCTCCACAACGGGACCTTGGGCGAGGTGGTGCACCTATCTGAGTTTTTGGAGCCCTACACCACGGCAATCCAAAAAGGCCACCGTTGCGAGGAACACCCGCAAGGGGTGGATCATTGGGCCTTGATTGAATTCAACAATGGGCCCGGGATCCTTGCTCACCATGTGGCAACGCAGCTCGACAAAAAGGGGTTTTCGGGTGTGCTCGTTGTAGACGGTGACACCCCCGAGGCTCGGGCTGTCAAGGAGGTGTTGATCCGGCGGGCCGACGTCGTTTTTAGGGGGGTCAGATGAGCAACCTAGTCCAAGTCTATAACCTAGCAAGGGAAGCGGTTCGGGAACTCGCGAATATTGCAAGGGCGATCGATAATGTCGCAATCTGCCTTCGAGAAAGCCCTCGAGATCATGGGCTACAAGCCCGAGGATGTGACACCACAATCGACCTTGGGCCGACTGTTGAGGGAAACGGGGCCACAGAAAACGCGAGAGTTTCGGAGGATCCACAACCTACCGCGGCGGACGTGGGAAAACGATCCGGATCTTCCGGAGCTAACGCGGCTCCTGACCCAGTTTTTACGGACCCCCGCGGGATCCATGTCCCTATGGCCAATTCAAGCGGCCGGTTTGCGTGAGATTCACGACGTGGGGGGCCTGTTCGGGCCCATGGCGGTATCGGCTGGCAAAACGCTGATCACGCTATTGGCCCCGGTGGTGCTCGGGGCCGAGCGGCCCCTCCTCGTGGTGCCCGCAGCTTTGCGGGAACAAACCAAACGGTTTGTGATCCCGCAAATGGCCAACCATTGGCGGTTGCACCCCCACCTAAAAATTGTGGGGTATACCGAGTTGAGCTTGGCCAAAAACGCCGAGTTTCTTATAAAATACCGGCCGGATCTCATTATCGCCGATGAATGCCACCGCCTCAAAAATACCCAAGCCGGGCGCACAAAACGCCTCGTTCGCTTTATGCGAGAGCACCCCGAAACCAAATTTGTAGGACTATCGGGGACGGTGACCAACCGATCGATCAGGGACTACGCCCACATTTTGCGGTGGTGCCTTGGGGAGGGGACCCCGTTGCCCGACTCGTGGCAGGAGCTGAGCCAATGGGCCGACGCCCTAGACGAGGTCGACCCAAAAGAGGAGCCGGGGCCACCGGGTGCGCTCCAAGCTTGGGCCATCAATGGCAACGTTCGCAAGGGGTACCGCAACCGCCTAACCGAAACCCGTGGGGTGATCGCCACCGGGGAGGGTGAACTCGGGGTGAGCCTGCAAATTATATCAAGGAGGCCACCGGTTCCTGGCCACGTGGCCAAGCTGATCCAAACCATGGTCAACAAGTGGGTGACCCCATACGGTGAGGAGATCACCGAGGCGGTGGACTTGTGGCGCCACGTTCGCGAGCTTGCGTGTGGGTTCTATTACCGATGGGAGCCACCCCCGCCGGCGGAGTGGCTCGCGGCTCGCAAGGCTTGGAAAACTTACGTTCGTTACACTCTGCTACATAACCGCAGAAACCTAGACACCGAGCTACAGGTTTGGAACGAAGCCGCCCGAGCGGTAAAGCCACCACCGGAGTGGCGCGACTGGGTTGCGGTCAAAGATATTTACGAGATCAACACGGTGGCCGAGTGGGTGGACTTTTATGCCTTGGAGGACGCCACCAAGTGGCTCGAACAAGATCGCGGGATCGTTTGGACCGAACATAACGCCTTTGGGGTGGAGCTCGCCAAGTTTTCGGGATTCTCCTACTTTGGGGCCGGCCCCAAGGCTAACGTCGGGATTCTCGAGCACAAGGGGCCTTGCATTGCCAGTATCCGGGCGCATTGCGAGGGCAAAAACTTGCAACACAACCACCACCGCAATCTAATCGTGACGCCACCGAGCTCTGGAAAAACATGGGAACAGCTCCTCGGGCGAACCCACCGCCATGGCCAAAAAGCCGAGGAGGTGGTGGCCGAGGTCTATACTCAGGTGGCCGAGCTCGTGGCCAGTTTTCGCCAAGCTGTGAGGGACGCCCACTATCTCGAGGACACCCTCGGAAGCAGGCAAAAGCTGCTATATGCGGACATCAATTTCGACTTTTCGGGGGCCACATGACAAGTTTTGACAACCGGTGCATTGACTGCGATAAACCGATTAGGGATTCGTTTGATCGGTGTTACGACTGCGATCAAGCGTATCGCGGTGAGGAACTGAAGCTCGAAGGCAAGCTATCGACTGAGACCGCCAAGGGGTATGGCGCCAAACTCAGGGGATACGGCGAGGAGATCGTTTGGTTTCCCAAGAGTTTGGTTGTGTTTCACGACGGGGCGTTTTGGGTCCCGCGGTGGTTGGCCCTCGAAAAAGACCTATTACCGGATGGGTAGCTGGTAACGGGTGACAGGTAACGGGAAACGTGCAACGGGAGCCTAAACCATGTCCGATTTTGATGGGATTGAAAAAGCCCAAGTATTTAAGTCTTCTAACTATATTCTACCGGGGACTTATCCGATCTTGTTTATCAACAGTCTGAAAAAGATCCGGTCCCAAAAGAATGGCAACAAGCTATTTATCGCCGAGCTTGACATTATCGAGTCAAAGGTGGACGGGAGGCCACCTGGAACCGATATGTCTGCTATCTTCAACCTGACCAAACACGGCGAAACGGCTCTCGGGAACGTCAAGGCCCTCCTTGCGGCGGCGATTGATGTGCCCGAGGACAAGATTGATGCCAAAACCGCGGATCTCGCGGTTAGCTCTGAAAACCCGTTTCACGGACGGCTGATCCGGTGTGAGGCGGTAGACATTACGACGCGGGACGGCGAACCGTTCACCAAGCCCAATTTTTCACCCCTACCGGCGGAGCTCCAAGCTCAAGCAGCCGAGCTCCACGAAAAGGCCGGTTTCGCACCGTTTTAGGTTCTTACGGTGGTGGTGATTGCCTTTGACCTCGAAACCGACCGGTTTCGACCGGGGCTAATGGCGCCCCCTCCGGTGTGTTTGTCTCACGCCCACGGCGAGGCCTCGGGCCTCAAAGTGGGCGGTGAGATCACAACCTACGCCGCATCAATTTTCGAGCACGCCCTCGAGGGCCACGCGTGTGTTGTGGGCCATAACGTGTCCTACGATATGGCGGTTTTGCTTGCCCACTGTCCTGAGCTCGCCGATTTCATTTGGGAGCTTTACGCAACGGGCCGAGTTCGGTGCACCATGGTGAGGGAAAAGCTGCTCGATATTGCCGAGGGGACACACGGGGGCGAGTGGGACGCAACGGGCGAGAAAAAGATCAAGAAAAACTATGATCTAGCAAGTATTGTCCTCAGGAAATGGCACGAAAAACGGGACAAAACAACTTGGCGGACCGGTTACGGCGAGCTTGCCCACGTGCCCGTCGAGCAGTGGCCGGCGGGGGCTGTGGAGTATGCGATCACCGACGCCACCGACGCCCTCAGGCTGTACAACGAACAAGAGGCCCGAGCGCACAAAATGCGTTACGGGTTACCGGATCAAGGCTCGCAAACTCGAGCGGATTTTGGTTTACGTTTGATGTCGGTGTGGGGGATCCGGACCGATGGTCATAGCGTTGATAAACTCAAGGAGGCCACCGATAGACGTTTCGAGGAGCTCAAATTTGACCTACAAGCGGTGGGCCTAGTCCGAACCAAACAGACACCCAAGGGCAAGGAGTCAAAAAACCAGGCCAAGATCCGGGATTTGGTCGAGCGGTCCTATTCGGGGCCGAGTATCCCTCGAACTGATAAAGGCTCGGTCAAAACGGATGCAGACACCTTGGAGCTTTGTGACGATCCTTTGGCCGCGGTTTTGCTCGAATATGTGAGCCTTGAAAAAAGCGCCGGGACGTTTATCAACAAGCTGCTCGAAGGGGTCGATGTGCCGATCCACCCCTCATTTAACGTGTTGGTGAATTCGGGCCGCACAAGTTGTTATAACCCAAACTTGCAACAACAACCGCGGGTGCCCGGGGTGAGGGAGTGTTTTAGGCCTCGAGACGGGTGGGTTTATATTGCGTGCGACTATGACAGCCAAGAGCTGAGGACGTGGGCCCAAGTGTGTCTCGACCTCACCGGGTCGAGCACCCTTGCCGAAAAATACCAGGCGGATCCCGATTTTGATCCACACCTCGATTTTGCTGCGGGACTTTTAGGCCTCGACTATTCCGAGGCCCAACGGCGGAAAAAGCAAGGTGACCCAAAAGTTAAAGAGTATAGGCAACAAGCTAAGCCTGCGAATTTTGGGTTTCCTGTTGGGATGTCGGCCAAAACGTTTCTGACCTATGCCCGGGGCTATGGGTTGATTATCGACGAGGACCGGGCCAACAAGTTGCGCCAAAGGTGGTATAAACAATGGCCCGAGTCACAAGATTATTTCAAATTGATCAATCAACAAGTGGGCCAAGCCGGTGTGGGCGATATCGTCCAACTACGATCGGGCCGCAAGCGGGGCTTGTGCCGCTACACGGTGGCCGCTAACAGCTATTTTCAAGGCCTTGCGGCTGACGCCAGCAAGCTGGCCCTATGGCACGTTTCGAGGGCCTGTTATCAAGACCGAAAGTCACCGTTGTTTGGGTGTCGGCCGGTGATTTTTTTGCACGACGAGATCATAATGGAATCCCCCGAGGCCTACGCCCACCTAGCGGCCCCCGAGCTCGAGCGGGTTATGGTCGAGGCAATGGCGCAATTCACGCCTAACGTGCCATGCCGCGCCACCGCGGCATTGATGCGACGGTGGGCCAAAGGGGCCGAGCCCGTCTATATCAACGGTCGGTTGGTGCCCTACGAGGACGTGAGGGGTGCGGCATGATCGTTGCCATTGACCCCGGAAAGCATGCGAGCGGGTGGGCGGTGTTTATTGAGGGCAAGCTAATCTCGTGTGGTTTCACGAACGATTGGCGCCAAGTGTGGTGTAGCTATATGCGGTGCCCACCGTTGAAATTAGCCATTGTTGAGGCCCCTCGAGTTTATGACCGGCGGCGGTGGAAAGGCGACCCCAACGACTTGATCGATATTTCGATCGCGGGTGGGATTTTGGGCGGGGCGTTGCGGCCAGAGGCAATCAAGGTGATCCGGCCCCAAGATTGGAAAGGGCAAACGCCCAAGCGGGTGCAAGCGGATCGGACCTTGGCCAAGCTCACCGAGGCGGAGCTCGAGCAGGTCAAGGGGACCACCACGGCGAGCAAAATGCACAATGTGATTGACGCGGTTGGGATCGGTTTGTGGGAGCTCAAAAGATGACGCTAAAGGCTGAGTTTGACCAAGAATCTTACGAGGACATGTTGGCCACGTTGCAAGTCACCCAAATGTCAGTCAAGGACTTGGCCGAGCGTTACGAGGTGACCGAGCGCACCATTTACCGATGGCTCACCTACGCAAAAAAAGACGGTTGGGACATTATCAAACGAGGAACGAACCCGACCTTTTACCAAGTGGCGGTGCCAAATGTCGAATCTCACGATAGCAGAGCAGGCGGAGGTGATCCAAGCGGCTGGCCCTCAGACACGGGACGCCCAAGCGAGCCTTGATTTTATCCGCGACTACAAGATCCAAACCGGGTCCGACTTTGTTGGGGCGGTTCGGATGGTGGCCGAGATAAAAGGCAAGTGGTCGGAAGTGGACGCAAAACGCAAACAATACACCTCAAAACTCGCCGAGCTCGTGGATCAATTCAACGGTGAGTTTAAACCGGGTCTCGAGGCGCTCAAGGAGGCCGAAAAAACGCTCAAGGACAAGCTCGGTGGTTTTGCCAAGGACCAAGCCGATCGGCGAGCTGCGACGCTTCGAAAAGCCTCCGCCGCGGCCGAGGCTGGAAACATTGCCGCGGCCGACGCATTGATCGCCGAGGCCGAAACTTGTGAGGTTCCCGAGGTCAAGGGATGCTCGATCCGTGAGGTGTGGACGGGCGAGGTCGAGGACCCCGAGGCGATACCTCGTGAGTTTTTGATCCCGGACGAAAAACAACTCAAGGCAATCACCAAGGCGAAAAAATGCGATCCAAAAATTCCCGGGTGGCGGGCCTACCCCGAACCGTCGGTGACGATCACGGTTTCCAGGGTGCAAAGGTGACCATGGTGGACTTGTCAGATTTTGAGTTATCGAACCAAGACGCCCAACGGGCATTGGCCTCCTTGCAATCGAGTGGTCATAACGTGAGCTGCTCTTGTGGCCTTTGTCGAGCGGCTAGGCGTTTGATTGCGGCCTATCATCGATTGGCCAACCAAGAGGCCGCCGAAAAGGCAAAGGGAAATGGCCGAGGATAACAAGCTAAGCCGTAGGCAACAACTCGAGAAGTATATCGAGGGACTCCAACAAGGTCGAGCGGCCTCGGAGCTTCAAGCCGAGCTCGGGTTGACTACGGCGGCGTTCAATCAACTCAAGGAGGCCGCTCTTGGGACTGAGATTGATCGGCTCAAAAGTAACACCACCGAGCAGACCTATATTGAATATTGTTTGGCTCAACAAGGTTGCATCCGAGACCTAAACGATCTTCTCGACCAATACCGCGAAGCCAAAAACGCATCGGCGATCGTGGGCGCCGTCAAGGCGCGGTCCGACATTATCGACAAAATGATCAAGCTCGGCCAAGATTTTGGCATTATCGAGCGCAAACCTCAGGAAAACCGGATCATTGCTGGCGTGGTGGTGACGCAACTAAGCAACGAGGAATTGCGGGCGGCGATCACCGACCAAATCTCGAGCCTCAACAACTTGGTGACTGAATACGGGGACAAAAAGATCCAGGATATGAACCCGGGCGAGCTCTACCGCGAGATCGATAGGTCAAACGTGATCGAGGCGAAGCTCGAGCCGACAAAGTCCGAACCCGAACCGCTCCAAGAGGTCGAAAGTGGCCGTCAACCGGCGGAGCCACCGGCCCCTCACCGGGCGTTACCACCACCACCGAGGCAACGAGACCAAACGGATAAAACCAACAGATCAAAGGCTAACAAGGTGCACAAAGGCCGCCGAGTTGTGAAGCCCCCAGGGCGGTGATATTTCATGATCAAACCGGCCCCCAGCGTTTGCAGGTCCACCGGTCGAGCCGGATCAGTGACTGTCAAGGGGCCTATCACCGAGGAGTGAGATCATGGCAAGTAGTAACTCGCGAATTATGAGAGGTAGCGTCGTTGGGACGGGTGCTGATCTCGACGTTAAAACCGTAGGTTTTCGGCCCAAGTCGGTCAAAGTAGTAAACAAGGCAAGTGCCGACGAGGGTTATTGGCATGAACACATGGCCGACGATTCGGCTTTGAAGCGCCTTGCAGCCGGGACCGGTTCGATCATTACGACCAACGGAATCACGCCGTTGGCCGCCGGTTTCCGTCTTGGAGCCGATACCGATCTCAATGTGGCCGGTGAGGTGGTCCTTTGGGAAGCCGCCGATTGATTGATCCGTGAACTCGACCGGGTGGGCGACCCCCACCCGGTCACGAGGTAAAGCATGGCCAACGAAACTCAAGGGGCCCCGTATGCTGCCCCCAAGTATTCCCGTCACCGAACCGCGGTGACCGCGGCCGACGCCGCCATAATGACCGATCGAAAGGTCGGTTGTAACTGCGAGGGTTACACCCACGCCCATATCCAGGTGATCCCAACTGGCGGAGCGAATCCGACGGTTGAGGTTTTGTGGTGGAGCGAGGCGGCGAGCAAATTTGTGGAGGACCACGTTTTGATTTCCAAGGCGGGCAAGGGTGCAAACGTCCCGTTTGAATTCACGGTTGATTGTAGGGGCCGGATCATGTTTGTCCGATTCGACCTATTAACGGCCGGGACTTGCGAGGTTATGGTTTCAGGATTCCACACAAGTCAACTCTAGTATGGGCGAGCCGATCCCATTGTTACCTACCGGTGACAAGCTGGCCACGGCGGGCCGGGATGCATTGATCGACTATTTCGATCATTGCAAATCAATGGCCAACGAGTGGATTTATCGCCAGGTGGTGGAAAACCAACGCGTTGATATTTTGGCCGCGATCCTTGGTTATTCTGTTCAACCGTTTCACCTGGCCCTAATGAAGTTTCAGATCGAGCACCCGGACAATTTGCAGCTTTGTTTTCGAGGTGCGGGCAAAACCACCACGTGTACCGTGACCCGGGCGATCTTTATGATGATCCGAAACCGGGACATCAGGATTTTGATCGCGAGCAAAACCAAGGGCAACGCCGAGGCTTTTTTGAAGGAGATCAAGGGCCACCTCGAGGAAAATTCTCGGTTGATCGAGATCTTCGGGGCCTTTTACGATCCCAACTTGGTGGGTAAGTGGGACAATACCGAGATCGAGATCCTTGGCCGCAAACGCAAATCAAAAGAGAGCACGATCACGGTGGTTGGTGTTTCGGGCGCGGTCGTTTCAAAGCACTATGATGCGATCTTGGCCGACGATTTGGTGGATGAGGAAAACGCCCGAACCAAGTATATGCGGGACCGGACAAAGCAATGGTATTACCAGACCCTTTACCCTACGCTCGAGCCACCCGAGCTGGGCCACCTACACCGGGGCGAGTTTCACCGACTTGGAACACGATACCATTTTGACGATTTATGGGGCCACCTATTGGCCAACGAACTCAAGGACGATCACCAAATCATCCCAGCGCTCGACGAAAAAGAGCGCTCGCCTTGGCCTGAAAAGTACCGTCCCGATTGGTTCAAAAAGAAACGCGAGATATCAGGGACGATTATTTTCAACGCACAATACCAGTGTGACACCGAGGCGATGAAAGGGGCGATCTTTCAATATGATGATTGCCAGCTCGTTGACGCCGATAACGTGCCTTTGAATCTCAAAAAGTTTATGGGGGTGGACCTCGCGATCACGGAATCGGAGCAAAACGACTTGTTTGTGATCGTGGTGGGTGGGTTTGATTCGGTCGAAAATTGTTACGTGTTAGACTATTTCCAAGGTCACCTTCGTTTTGCGGCTCAGACATTGGCGATCAAACGGTACTACAAAAAACATGATCCGATCCGAGCGGCGATTGAGACGAATAGTTACCAGGCGGCCCAATATCAACACCTGAAAGACGAAGATCAAAGCTTGCGTTTGATGCCTTGCCATACCGAAAAAGACAAAATTTCACGAGCTTGGAAATTGTCGTCGAGGTTCGAACGTAAGCAAATGTTTTTCGTCAAGGGTGGCAATATGCATCATTTGATCGAGGCGTTGGTTTTGTTTCCAAGCCACCGCTACAAAGATCCGTTTGACGGGCTCGACCTCATGATCCGGGCGAGCAAGTTACGACGTCGCCGCAAACGGCGGGGTCGAGAGCCGGGGTTGATGTAATGTCCGACGCACAAAACCAAACGAGCAACAAAGCCAACAAACGGGCTTTGAAGGCCACCATTATCGGCGTGCAAAAACAAGCGAAAACCTCGGTGGAGCCGGGACAGTCCAAGGCCCTCGCCGAGGACCCGTTCGAGGCGTTGACCTCCGAGGGGCGGCTGATCGAGCCCCCGTTCGATATGCTCACCTTGGCCATGTTGCCCGAACATTCGAGCGAGCTCGGCCAGTGTATTGAAGCAATGGAGGTGAATATCGAGGGGTTTGGTTATCGGTTTGTGCCCCGGATCCGCTCCGATGTCGATATGGCCGACGTAAACCCCGATTTGATCGAGGCAATGCGCCGGGAACGGATCGATTTGGTCAACTTTTTTCAATACGTTTCGGGTCGAAACAGTTGGACCGAAACAAGGCGGCGGTTGCGGCGAGACCTCGAAACGACGGGAAACGGTTATCTCGAAGTGGTTCGCAATGCAGCTGGTAAAATCCAAAGCCTAAATCACTTGCCATCCTATCAAATGCGGCTTGGTGGCCTCGACCAGGAGCCCATAAAGGTGTCATTGCCGATCCACGAGCTCCAAGGGGATGGCTCGGTGCGGATCGTTCGGGTGCCCTCGTGGGAGCGGTTTCGACGATACGCCCAAAGCAGGTCGTTGATCCTTCGCCATGCCACACATGTGGGCAAGTATGCGATCCGGTGGTTCAAAGATTTTGGTGACCCCCGTGTTTATGATTACGAGACGGGCGAGGAGGTTAGGGGCGAGGAGATCGCCAAACTCCCACCGGAGCGGCGGGCCAACGAGCTGATCCACTGTAAGCTTTACAGCTCGAGGAGTCCCTATGGTTTACCCCGAACGATTGGCAACCTACTTTCGATCTTTGGAGCTCGAGCGGCTGAGGAGATTAACTATAATACATTTAAATGCAATAATATCCCCAACATGTTGCTTTTGGTGTCAAACGGGCAGCTTACCGAGGGGTCGATCGAGCGAATTGAGGACTTTGTTGAATCCCAAATCCAAGGCTCAGACAACTACAGCAAATTTCTATTGATTGAGGCCGAGGCTCTTGGCGAGGAGGGCGAGGATACCGGACACGTCAAGATCGCGATCGAAAAGCTGATCGACAGTCAACACAAGGACGCCTTGTTCCAAAATTACTCGGGCAACGCCGATGATCGGATCCGGCGGGCGTTTAGGTTGCCACCGATTCACGTGGGCAAGGCGGACGAATACACCCGAGCCACCGCCGAGACCTCGCGAAGGTTGGCCGACGAGCAAATTTTTGCACCCGAGCGGGATGCCCATGACGATGTGATCAACCGGTTGGTGTTTCCCGACATGGGGGTGATTTACCACAAGTATAGGTCAAACACTCCAAACACCACCGACAACGCCGAGCTTGTGAAGATCCTTGCGGGTGCCGAAAAAACCGGCGGAATGACGCCGAGAATTGCCCGGATTATGCTCGAGGACATTTTGGGTCAGGATTTGCCCGGTTTCCCAAAGGAGTTTGTGGACAAAGCCGATATGCCATTTTCGCTTTTGATGGCCGAGGCGGTCAAAAACAAGGCCGACCCCACCGAGCCGGGCCAACAGGTGACGGCGATCAAGGCCCTCGACCTAATCGAAAAACTCACCGGCGGCGAGCTTGCCGAGGCCGAGGAGGCCGAGCTTGCAAAAACCGCGGTGGCGATCAATCGACATTTTGAAAAGCGGTGGCGAGCTGAGGTCAAAACGCAGCTTGCGGGATAATGCCAGTTGGAAACCTGTTCGATCAGGTCCGGGCCACCGACGAAACCGTGGCCAAGGCCCTCGGGATCTCCGAGGTGGCCCAGATTGCTCGAACAGAAACCAGGCTGAGGGAATACCTACTAGCCGAATGGAATAGCCGAGCTCGTGAGGCCGTAACCCAGGCGGCGGCGGGTGCTCGAGGAGGCGCAATCCCAAGCAAGATTTATCGGGAAGTGTCTGGAATTTTAAAGCCGTGGGGACCCGAGGTTGCCCCAAGGGTCGGGCGAGAGCTCGGAAAAATTTACCGGTTGGCCAAGGTGGCCGGATGGCGCAAGGCCACCGGGCAAACCAAGGCCCCATTGACGTATGACACACCCAATTTTGAACAAATGGCCAAGGCCGCACCTCGTGATGGTTTCGCGGTTTTGCCCACGTTTGACAAGCTCGACACCGACACAATTGACGCCCTAGCCAATCAACAAGTTTTTTGGCTCGCGGCCCACTACGAGGAAAACGTGGGCGCAATGATCGCCTCGACTGTCTCGGAGGTGATGGCCCAAGAGGGGAGAAACCGTCAAGTTGCGGCGGCGGTTTTGCGGGAACGGCTAGCCGAAACCCTTGGGCAAGTGGTGACCCCGGCCGGGTGGCATGGGTCAACGCGGCAATATATGGAAGGGGTGGCCGCTAATGCTGCCACCGTTGGGCGTGCCTATGGCCAAGTGGCCGCGTTCAACGAGGCCGAGGTTATTCGCTACGAGATCGTCAACCCAACCGACGAGCGAACATGCCCGGTTTGTTCGCACATGGATGGCAAGGTATTTTCGACCGAGCATGCAAACCGCCAAGTGGCGGCCGAGCTCGAGGCCGAAAACCGGGAAGATATAAAGTCAATTCATCCGTGGTATACCTACGCTAAGCTAACCGATATCAGCCCCAAGGCGGGTAACGTGAGCCCCCAAGACTCCGCCGCGCTAGCCAAGGCCGGTTACCCGTTGCCACCGTTCCATTTTCGGTGCCGTTGCGCGATCGATGTGAGTTAGGAGGCCACCATGCAAACCTCGATTACCTCGACTCGAAGGCGAGCCCGCCGGGCCCGCGTTGCCAAAACCATAACTACCGACGCGGTCGCCACAAGCGGCAAACTTGACGCCGCGAGTTTGCCCGGTGGTAGCGGGATCACCGAGTTGTTTGGTCTAGCCGTGACCAAAACCGCAGCGGACAAAATTTTTGCAGGTAAGGTCAAGGCGATTGCTAAAACCACCGATCACAATTTTGCAGGCCAGTTAGTGTTGATGTTGGTCAAAGGGCAAGCGGTGGGCGAGGTGGAGTTTGGCGAGCGGCTCGACTCCAAAACGTGGGCCGTTAAAACCACCAAGATTTTTGACCGGCCCAAGGCCACCAACGTGCCCGAGGCCGCCGAGGGTGTGGTGGGCGGGGTGCGGGTGCTCGAACGCCGCAAGGCGACATCAATTGATGAGCCGGTAACAAAACAACGGGCTAGGGCCTACAACCCGAGCCGCGTGGTTGACCGGGTCCTTTTGTCTGACGTGCGAACCCTTGCCCAATGGGGCGAGGAGGTGGCGTTGAAAAAGGCCCTCGCCGAGGTAAAGCGCCGTGGTTTGGAGGTCGAGCGGCCCGATAAACTCGAGCTTGCCCCGGACAGTGAGATCGAAACCTTCGCCACCGTCGAGCTCGTGGCAGCTCACCAAGCGATCCATGTCAACAAGGGGTGGAGCTCCGAGGATATGGTGGGGACGCATGCCCGTATCGTGGCGGAGCTCGCCGATCGAGGCGTGCCACACCCCGAACCACCGCCGGGGTTGGATGCTCAATCGGTTGTTTTCGAGCCGGCCCGAGTGGCGGTTCTAAAATCAGCGGCCGAGGAGGCCCTTGGGGAGATCGTGGCAGCGGTCGAGCGATACCCCGTGTTGGTCCACAAGCGGGTCGAGGGGCGGCCGGTTACGGTCAGCAAAGCCAAGGATCAGGTCAAGGTGGTGGCCGAGGACGGGGCCGATTTAACCGCCGAGGTTCCCGCGGTCGTTGAAACGATCCGAGCTCTCAAATCCGAGGCGGTGGAGCTCGAGGGGGTTCTCGAGCCATGGCATGGGGGCGAGGTTTTCCAGGTTCAAGATCTCAGCTATGACGGCCGAGACCTCCGGGATTGGCCCGTTAGCAAGCGGCTCGAGCGGCTCGCCGAGCTTGGGATCCCGCAAGCTACAAGCGCAATTCCGAGCTTGACGGCCCCCGTCAACGAGTTACCCCCGTTGGAGGCGACCACCGCCGAAACGCTCGAGCGGGCGATCCGTGTGGTCAAACGGTTGCCCGGTAGTGTTGGGGCCGTGGTCAAGCCCGCCGAGTCGGTGGACCCGGGCGAATGGTTGGAGCTCGAGGCCGAGCCCGTAACCAAGCTCGAATCAAAAGGCCCTCAAAAATTTGTATTGTGGGCAAATCAACTTTTGGTGGGCGACCGAGCGGGAAAATTGGCCGAGCGGTGGATCTTGGATTCCACCGACGTCGAGACCACCGAGCAAATCGCCAAACGGGCGGCCCCCGTTCCCAAGGATGCTTTGTCCGCCGGTGTCGGTGGGGTGACTGATCACGGTGAGGTCGAAACGGGGGCGGTCAAACCGTGGTTGCGGGAATATTTTTTGCGAGGCCAAACAACGGGCAACCGGTTGTTGATCCGCAAGCTTACGTTTGGTGAGCTGCAAAAGGCCCAACATTCATACACCCAATGTATGGCATGCAAGGCGGCCCCCGAAATTGATGTTTTGTGGGCCGACGGGCGTGGGCGGGCGTGGTTTTGTAAGGGTTGTTATCCAAAGTGGCTCCACAAAGGGGGCGGCTCCAAAGACCTCGAGGTAATCGGTACCAAAGCGATTATCGGCGGTCGAGCCCCAGCGAAGTATTCGGACCGTCATAATCGGGTGACAACTACCAAGGCCGCCGAGCCACACCCTCTCGGTGGTTGGCTTGTGGTGCGGGCAAAAGACCCGACGCCTTCGGTCCTTACCGGTGAGGCCGTAACCAAACGGTGGATCCCGCCGCTTGGTGTGTCAGCTTTGCCCGAGGTGGTGGCCGAGCAGGTGCCTACCGAGCTCGCCTATTGGCGGGCCCAGACATTGGCTGAGGCTCGAGAGCTCCGAGATCAGCTTGTGTCAAAGATCGACACAAAGGAGATCGAGCTCGATTTGACCACAGTTTACACTGCCAAACCATCAAATCCGATCACCGAGGTGTCAACCAATGACACCGAGGGGACGGCGGATCTCTTTGTTCCTATTGCCAAAATTGACACCGACCGGCAAATTGTGACAGGGATTGTATTAGAGCCGGGCGAGGTTGATGCTCAAAACGACACCGTTAGCGATGAAGTTATCGAGCGGGCCTCGATCAATTTTCTTTCCCGGTATAATTCCGAAACCCAGCTAGGTTTGATGCACAAGGCCTTTGGAGACATAGGCCTGCAACTTGCCGCTAGTTGGGTAGCACTGACAAATCAAACGCTTGGCAAAAAGAAAGTTAAGCGGGGCTCGTGGCTGATGTCAATGAAGGTTATCGATTCGAAACTTTGGGAACGCGTCAAAAAGGGCGAGTTTACCGGATTTTCGATCGGTGGCGTGGCCAAGGTGCGTTAATGGCGACAAAAGATCAACTCGCAAAGGCTCGGGAACTCTTGGATCTAGACGTCCGGGAGGTCTCGTTGGTTGACCGGCCCGCAAACTTGCGGCCGTTTTTGATTGTGAAACGTCAAACCGAGGACCACCTCGGTGAGTTTGAGATCGAGCCCTCGGTTGTCGAGTGGCTGGAAAAAGTGGCGGTGTCCCCTGGGGCCCCCACCGAGTCAATTCGGGCCTTGACGGCCGTTTTAGCAGGAGGTGAACCCGTGGACCCCAAACAAGAGACCAAAGATCAGGCTGAGGACCAAGCCGTGGATCAGAATGCCACCGCGGCCGAACCCACCGCCGAACCCGTAACGAAAACCGAGCCGGCGGCCGAACCCGAGACCGTAACCGAGGCCGAGCCGGCGGCCGAACCCGTGGCCAAGAATGAGCCTATGGCGGAGCCAGATCCGGACGATCAACCCATGGTGGTGATCAAGCGGGATGGTTCGATCCATGTGTCCGGACAACAGGTTCAAAAAGCCAAGACCTTTGGCAAGGCGAAAACCGCCACCTTGCAAAACGCGGTTAGTGCGTTGGCCAAGTTGCTTGGTGACGTATCCGAGGACGCACTAAAGGCGGCCATGTTGCCCTATTCGGATCCAACGAAAAAAGTGGACACCACCAAGGCCGTGGATCCGGAACAGACAAACACCGCGGATCCGATTGAGTTGATCACCAAGGCGGTGGCCTCGGCCCTCGAGCCAATCACCAAGCGGCTCGACGAGATCGAGAAAACTCGCAATCCGTCTCAGTCCGTCGAGGGTGACGGCGGGACCGAAAGCCGACAAACCAAGGTCAACAAATCAATTTGGGCCGGGGTGCTCTAGCCGTTTTGGCAAGGCCGACCGAAACCTTTGAGGAGGAAAGATTATGTCAGGTATCCCAAACGAAGAGCTGATCGCCAAAGCGGTAATCACAACCGACGCGTTGGCCGCAAATGGCAAACTCAATGATAAGCAGTCCGACATGTTCATCGATTACGTGATCGACGAGTCGGTTTTGAAAAACAACGCCAGGGTGGTCAAGTTTCGCAACGAAAACTTGAACATTGACAAGATCGGCGTAGGTGGCCGGGTGGCCTACCCCAAAGCTGAGGCCGCGGATCCGGGCCACCGCCGAGGCGTGTCAACGAGTCAAATTCAGTTGACACCACGAGAAATCATCGTCCCGTTCGAGATCGGTGACCTGTTCAAGGAGGTATCCCTTGAGGCACCCGAGCGAATCGAGGACCACATTATCAAAATGATGGCCGCGCAACTGGCCAACGATATGGAAGAGCTCTATATCCTTGGCGATACGGTGGGGCCAGCGATCCTTGAGTCGGAATATCACGACAACGGAAGCTCGACCCAATACGTCAAGGACAGCTATTTGGCCTTGGCCGACGGGTGGAGCCGGTTGGCCGACGGGGCCAATGTGGTGGACGCGCAAGGAGCCAACATTGGGCTGAGCATTTTCGGCCAAATGTTGCGAGCCATGCCCACCAAATTCCGACGCAACAAGCGGGCCCTCCGGTGGTTCCTGAGTCCCGACCTTTGGCAGCTCTACAGTGAAAAACTGAGCACCCGCGCCACCGCGCTCGGTGACTCCGCCGCGGGCGGGGGCGATCATGGCCCCTATGGTGTCAGTGCGGTTGAGGTGCCTTTGTGGCCGTTGCAACCCAAGGTGGTGCAACATGTGCAATTGAACGGGACCACCGCGGTCGCGTTGCGGTTTGGGCCGATCTCTAGCGTGGTCGTTTCAACCGAGACGCTTGGAGCGACACCCGAGACCCCGTTCGTTGAAACGACCGATTATGTTCTCGACACAACGGCGGGCACGATTGCCAGAACCGGTGGTGGGTCGATCGGTGATGGTGATACGGTCAAAGTGACCTATGATGCCAATCCGCAAGTTTTGCTAACCCATATGAACAATTTCATCGTGGGTATCGGTCGGGATATCAAGATCGAAAAAGACCGCAATATTTACAAGGGCGTGAACGAATACGCGATCCACGCCCGCGTTGCGGTTCAATTCGAGGAACTGACGGCGATCGTCAAAGCCAAAAACATCGGAACAGGCGTATAAACGGCGGCGAATCGCGGCGGTTTTAGTCATTGCCATTGATTGGAGGTCTCAAGGTGGCACGGGTTAAAGTTCAATTGCGCAACGCATCAAGTTACACCAGCATTTTTGCCAAGGACCGACCTTGGCGGCGTAACGAGGTGCGGTTTTACACCGATCCAGCTCGGATCGCGTATTACAAACAACAAGGTGAGTTTGTTTGTACCGACGTGGGTGGCGAGGCCGCGCCGGGTGGTCAACCGGTGGCAGAGGAGCCATATCGGCACACCTACGCCAGCCTAAACCGGTTGACCAAGCCAGAGCTCGTTACCTATGCATCTATGACGCATGGTATCGAGCTTGACGATGAAGCCCGAAAAGATGACTTGATCACCGCAATTCTCGAGGCCCAAGGTTAGGAGGTAGGTCATGCCATTGGTGTCAATCCCTGTTGGGATAGCGCCTTGCCAGATCGACGATTTCCCGGCGGAGATCGGGGACGGCGAGGACAAGCGGCCGTTTGAACGCTCTTGCAAGGGGGCCTTGTTTTTGCGGCCCGCGTCAACCAAGGTGCTCTCAAACGACGAGCTCGAATTTCTGCGATCCGCAAAGCAATACCGCAAGCTAGGGGCTCGGCTCTTGGTGGTTCGGGTTGACGTTGTGCCCGATACGACCAAACGGCCCACCGGTATGCGGAAAAAAATGGAGAAGGCAACGCCCCCAACGGCGGCGGTAGTAGCTCCGCCGGTGGCGTCAGATCCGGACGATTACACGGTGGATCACGGTTAAACCAAGCCTATCACCGTTTTTCGTGCACCCCGTTTGGCCCCAGGTCCAAGGGATTGCCCGTGCTCGAGATCCATACACGTGACGGACGAACCGAAAAAATAGACCTCGCGGATCGAGCCCAAGCCGCTGCTATTACAAGACGCTTTGCCGATCCAAGGTATCAAGCAACTATCACAGGTTTGACGATAACCCATTTGGGGGTGCGCTATTCGATGCCCCGTCCTACGGGTTTCGAGCCGGTGGCCTACATGGCCGAGGAGGTGGAGCCAGACCCAAGCCGCAAACTTAAAGGAGGCCGGCGGGTCGTTTGTCATGCTGGGGAGGTGCGTGCTATCGCAATGATCCACGAGGCCCAACGGGCAGTGCGGATCACTTTGATGCGGTTTGGCAAGCAGCGTTTTGCCCCCGGTTATGACCCGTTAAGGCAGTGAGTAGAGGGGGCCAATGGGAACGTCTCTACAACGTCTAGATCAGATTCACAATCCGGACGTTTACGACGATACTTTACCGAGTCCAACGATAGAGGCCTCGGAAACCGCGGCGGTTACGCTTGCGGATCATAGTAACGCGCTAATCTCCCAGCTCAAAAGGATATTGCGGGGCGACGAGCCGGGAAACTGGTTTGACGACCCAACCGAGATCGGTCCGGATTTCACCGACGCGTCGTTGGTGGCTTTGGCGGCTCGAGCTCGATCAACTTTTTTGGGGGTTTGCCCGTCAACGCTCGTGGTGAGTGATTGGGTCTATATCAGCGGCCCAAGTGTAGGTGGAAATTATCAGGTCGATAAGGTGGACATAGCAAACTTTGACAAGCTACCGGCGGTCGGTGTGATTATCGAGAAACCGACCACCACAACTTGCACAGTCCAATGGCGTGGCGAGGTAACGGGGCTTGGGTCCTTGGTGCCTCGGCGGGTCTATTTTTTGCAGGATACGGCCAAAATTGGCTTGGCGGTGCCCGCCGAGTCGGGCCAATACGTGCAACGGATCGGGATGGCTTTAAGCTCCGAGGTGTTGCTCGTGTCAATTAACTCGCATCTAATCAAACGAGCCTAAAGGGATCAGAAAATGACATCTTGGAACGACGAAACCGACTTTGAAAACGAAACCGCGAGTGCCGAGGAAACCAACCAAAAAACCGACGAGATCACCACCTCGGTTGAAAAAACCACGGATCCGTTGAACGCGGTTCAAAAATTGGACCCATTCGAGCTCGAGAGGTTTTGCCGATTGGAGGCCGAGATCAAACTTTGTAACCAAGGAATGCGAATTGTTGATTTGGAATTATTAGAAATAAAACGAGCTTTGCAAAACAAGTCAAACGAGGCCAGTCAACGACGCCGATACCTAGAAATGGAGCTAAAGGGCAAGTGGAAATTGCAATATGATGATCTACTGATGACCATCGCCGCGAAGTACGGCATTTCTGACCCTGCCCACATGTTGATCGATATCGACGTGGGCACAATCCGGGATGCCAGCGTTTAAGGTTGGCCCCAAGGAGTAGATCATGGCTGAGCGCAAACCTTTGTTTATGCAAACCTCCGGTTTTAGCGAGGAAATGGCCACCTCCGACAGTATGCAGCTCGGGGGCCTCACAATGGGCGGTGCCATCGCAATGGGTGGCAATCAACTGTCAAACCTCGGTGCGGCCGATGCATCGGGCGAGGCGTTGGTTTACGGTCAGTCTAGCGCAAACCTTGCTGATTTGACGCTTGCGAGTAACGGCGATTTGAATCTTTCGGGTGGGGGCGAGGTGTTGGGTTTGCCCAACACCCCAAGCGGCGCCACCGCCGCAACGTCAAAGGCTTATGTTGATGGCCTTGTTTCTGGAATCGGTTGGAAAGAATCTGTTGTTACTATGGCCCTAAAGGGCAATGACACAGTTGCTAATATAAACGGGCTAAGCCCAGCCGCTGGGGATGCCTATGTTGTAACTGATTCTGGCACATTGACCGCGGGGTCACTCGCGGTTGTGGCCGGTGACATGGCGGAATATAACGGTACGGCATGGGTCAAAATCGTTTCGGCCAGTGGTGGGTTCGTGCCCGCCGGGACCCGGGCGGTTTTGGCTGAGGGGACGATACAGAGTCCCTACACCGACGCAACCGACAACGACAAAATTGTGGAGTTTTCGGGGTCGAGCAACACGGGAACGGATACCGGGGATACTGTCAACAAAGCTTCGGTTTTGGTACAAGACGACGCCCACGTGGGTTATTGGGATAACTTGGCGTTTGTTTATGAGGGGACCGTCCCAAGCGGCACGTGGATCCAGTTTACGGGCGCCGGGGCGATCAATGCCGGTGACGGATTGGTGTATAGCGGAAATACACTTAACGTAAACCCGGGCGACGGTATCGAAATTTTGGCAGACCGTGTTGCGGTAGACATAGCGGCGGCCGGGTCCGGAACCGGTGGTTTGCAGCTCACCGGAACCACGCCCACCAAGGAGCTCGAGGTCAAAGCGGGTGACGGTATTCTGCTCGACGCAAATGGCGTTGGTGTCGACATTGCAGACACCACCCCCGGTTTACAGCTCACCGGGTCGAGTCCAAACAAGGAACTCGCGGTCCTCGCAAACACGGCGGCTGGTCTTACGGTTTCCGCTTCCGGTGTCGAGGCAAAACTCGCCACTGCGGGCGTTGGAACCGGCGGTCTCGAGTTTGACGGTTCGGGTGATTTCCAGGTCAAGGTTAACGGTAGCCAAGGCGTGATATTAACGGCCACCGGTTTGGCGATCGAGATCGACGATACGCCAGACACCCTTGACGTTGACGCCGATGGCCTAAAGGTTGTTGGTTTACCGTCGCTTTTCAAGGTCAACGACGTTGCCGTGGGTGCGACTGTAACGGCCGCAAACCTTGACACCCTCACCGACGGGTCAAACGCCGATGCGCTCCACCTTCATACGGCGGCGGCGGCCACCGAGGCCCCCAAGGTCGAAAACAGTTTGACCACCGCCACCGACACAACGGCGAACGCTGATCCTGTGTATATCAATGGGTCGGCCACCGTAGGAAAAGCTTTGGCGAACGATGACGCCAAATCAAAAGTGATTGGTGTTATCCGAACGGGCGGCGGAGCGGCCCCCGCTTCGGTGGAGGTTGTTTCCTTGGGGATCTGTGCGGGCGTTTTGTCTGGCGCAACCCCAGGGGCCGCCTATTACTTGCAAGCTGCGGGCGGTATCGGGACAGCTCTACCGGGTGCGGGCAATCGCGTGATCCAAGTTGGTTGGGCTTACACCGCAACCGATCTTTGGATTGAGCTCAAGGACTACGGCAAAAAGGCCGCATAAAGCGGTTTGAGCCTCTTGGGGTGATACTGTGGATCGGGTCCAGGTTATCAAGCAAGAATCCGCCGCCCTAGGTGGTGACGGGGCCGACGAGAGGCCTTGGCCGGAACCCATAGCACCCCAAGAGGACGCGCCCGAGGTTGCTGGCGTCTATTTCCAAGACGTCAGCAACCGAGACGAAACCACCCTAATCAGCCGCAACGGGGATGATATGACGTTTAAAGACGTCAACAACCCCACCCCAAAAACTTTGACTGAAGTGATCGCTGGTAGCGGTGCTTTAACGGAAAGTGCCCACCGTACCTTGCGCCAGCTTATTCATTTCATTGACTCGGGCCCGGCGGAGGGTTTTGCGAGCGGGGCCTACAAAGAAACGTTACCAGCGGCCGATCCGTTTCCAACAACCGTTACGTGGTGGGAGAGCTCCGGCAAAACCAAGCGAATAGTCGAAAAAACAATCACCCGCAGCGGCGGCGGAGCAACGGCGGTTACACCGACCCCGGTGGTTTGGGATATTTACGACACCGACGGAACCACCAAACTTGCCACCGTGAGCGACGCAATCACTTACAGCGGCGTTTTTGAGACGTCGAGGACTCGAACCATCACAATCTATTAGGCCAAGCCAATGAATGAATCCCCCGCGGTTGTGCTTTACGATCCAAGTGGTAACGCCATGGCGGTTCAAAATGGCGTTGCGATCCCAGCCAACACCAAAGGCCTATTGTTGCACGGGCGGGACGGCTCGGGTGATGCTCGAGCGGCTGAGGTTCTAGTTGACGGCTCGATCAACCGATTGCGAACCGAGATCCCGCCAAACGTTGTTGATTCCACCAATAGCTCGACCTCGCAACTAGGGGCGAGCGGGTCGTTTGCCCCCGGGGCTGGTACCGACGTTTCCGGTTATTCATCGGTAGCGGTAACGGTCCATTCCGACGTTGATAGCGCGGCCGATGGTATGCGGTTTGAATTTTCAATGGACAACACCAATTGGGATGACGTTTATAAATTCAACCTAGATGCGTCGAGCTCGCAAACGCGGCGGTTTCAGTTTCCCGTGTGTGCTCAATACTTTCGGGTCAACTATATCAACGGGGCCAGCGCAACGAGTCAATTTCGGGTTCAGACCATACTACACAAGGAAAATATTCTCACATCGATCCATAGGGTCGACAGTGTAGTTAAAACAGATCGATCAGCGCAAATCGTCAAAAGCGCGATCATCGCCCAACGGGAGGGGGCGGCGGTCCAAGACTTTTACCCGGTCCAAAGTGACGTATCGGGTAACCTCAAAGTGACCACAATCGGCTCAGACATCCCGTCAAACCCGGACGCATTCGTTTTAGTGTATTGCGAAAACGGGGGTAGCTCAAACATGTTAGTAAACGGTTCGGTTACGCCGGTAAACTTCGAAAAAGGCCCGACGGTTACAGATGAAATATGGTCGATTCGTGAGCTTTTGTTGACCTTTACGGCCGACGATTTTTCTTTTGACGGCCTAAGTTTTGGGCCCAACCCTAAAATGACCAACGGATTTGCCATTAAGGTGGTAAAAAACTCAGTGACAACTGAGGTTTTTCGAGTCAAACAAAACGAGGACTTTTTGAGGGTGCCGGGTCGGACCCCCTTGGTCAACAACACGGGCCCAAAAGATGTGTTAGGGGCCGCACTCTCGTTTCAGGGGTTGGTTCTAAATCAAGCCGATGGTGACAAGGTACAAGTTACCGTCAACGATGACCTAACCTCGGTCAAGCTTAAATATCTGACCGCCACCCTATTTGCGGTCAAGGTGGTGTAACCCATGGGATACAAAACGACAGAGGACGGAACCCGGATCGTTGCCAGTCCCGAGTGGGTGTTTGGGCAATTGGCCCTTTCAAGAATCGACGACGGGACGGTTGCAATCAATCGGGACGGCTCACCGAGCACGCCCACGATCCTTTGGAACGGCACGGGCGGCGGTGATACCGGTGGGGATTGGACTCGATTGGGCGTGGGGTCTGAGTCAACGGCGGCGGCGTATTCGGGGACCAACGGGCTCAACACCACGATCACGAGCCAAGACGATGAATCGATCTTTGACAATGGGTCAATGGTCGACATTGCAGGAACCTACACCCTGTTACAGTTTTGGATCCGGGCGAAAAAATTCCCCACCGGTTCTGAGCCCTTGGTTTTTTGGCGCAACTCCTCTGATGTTCAGGTGGGTTTGCAGCTTAAATTGACCAACTACGTTCAAGAGTTTGAAGACGATTGGCAAAGGATGGCCATCCCGATCAGTGATTTTGGGTTGGGGGCAAACGCTCAAAAACTTGTGTTCAAGTATACCGAAACCGCGGGCCAGCGGTATTTTATTGATGATATTGAGCTGTACTCGGCGGGTGGTCCTTACATTTTCCAGGCCAAAGCACCGGCCGGGGCGGTGTACCACCTCAAAGACGTGATCTTGACCTTCGCCGAGGAAAACGGGACTTGGAGCTCCTCGGGATTTTCGTCTATCAGCGGGGGCCTAAACCGTGGTTTGCTGATGCGTCAACGGGTGTTGAGCACGGGCGAGATCTCTTGGCAAATCAACCTAAAAACCAACTTGGTCATGTTTGGACGATTGAACGTGATCAATGATGTGTCCTACACCGATTCTCATCAGTTTACCTTGGCCATTGAGCCAAGCCCAGCGGTGATTAACGTGACCGATGACCAAGTGGTGGAGGCTGTTTTGCGGGACGATTTAACCGCTATAAACGCGATGCGTTCCTATATCCGTTTTGGTCGGGAGGTTGCGGCGTGACGATTGACCTAAACAAGGTGCCACGAAACTCGGACAACAAGCCGTTTATGGTTCCCGTGATTCACCACGATCACGATAAATTCATACATGCGGGAAGCTCCGACGATATCGCCAATGGGGTGCGGTGGGATGGTGACCTATTCGAGCTAATCCGCACCGATTCGGGTGACACGGTTGGGACGTTTCAGTTTTTGGAGTGGGTCCGAATCGCGGGCGCACACGTGACTTGCACCGGTAACGCGGTTGGTGACCATGTGCATGGCAAGGTTTATGCGCCCTCGAGTGCATCGGCGGCGAGCTCCAACCCCGGGGCGGGTGCTTATGACAAGTACAACCTTGGGACGGGTATGAATATGTTCATACCTAACGCCACGCAAACGGGTGATTGGGATCTTGACCTTTCGAGCAGGCTAAACGCCAATTGCAATATCACCAAGGTTTGCCCGGTGACCGCAGAGGACGGGGCGGGGTTTTTTGACTATGACTCGGACACCGGAAACGTGACCCTAAACGCGTCGCAAACCGGTGGATACAACCTTTTTGATTTCGATGTGCCTCTGCTTCGAATTATCCCAAAGGCCCCCCTACCGTTTTCGGGGTGGTGGAATTTGGCCCCTGCAAACGTGCGGCCCATGTTGCTTTTGCCCCATTGGAAACTCGAGGTGACTTTATCGCGAGCTACGAGCGGTACCGTTTCAGTCAATTGGATCTTGATCGTTGAGAGGGCCGAGACGTGACAACCGAAAAAACAGCTCTGGTCCTCTCAGGGGGTTCGCGGTTCGGGGCGTGGCAAGTTGGGGTTGCGAAGCGCCTTTACGAAAAAGGCCTCAAACCCAAGGTGTTTTGTGGGGTGTCCGTTGGTGGTCTCAATGGGGCCCACCTTGCGCAATATGATAGCTCGGTATCAGGATTGCAGGCGGTTGATGATCTTGTTGACCGGTGGGTGAGCCTTAACACTCGGGACGTTTGGCGTCACCGTTTACCCTTTGGCCTGTTATCGGCCTTGTGGAAAAAAAGCCCCTATGATTCGAGGCCGTTGGGCCGGTTGATTCGACAATGGTTTGATCCGTTTCGGGTCCGGGCGGCCGAAAACGAGCTTTTCATCGGCACGGTGTCGTTGCGGTCCGGGCGTTACCATGTTTTTGATCTCGATCATTCTGACCTCCACGCGGTCCTCGAAGCCAGCGCAGCCAACGCCATGTTTGAACCGGTGGAGCTCGCGAGCGGCCTTTATGCCGATGGTGGTTTGGTTTGTGCCACACCCCTACGAGCTGCGTTCAATGCGGGCGCAACTCGGATCTTTGTGGTGTTGACCGAGGCAAATCAAATGCAACAAGCCGATCAGCTCGAGACCTTTTTTGACATTGGGCCGCGACATTTGGCTATTCTATCCCGTAGTGTTTTCGAACTCGATCTCGGGTGGGCGCTCGCCGAAAACCGGTTGGCCGAGCGGGGGGACGGTGACAAACGCCACGTTGAGATCAAGGTGATTCGACCTTCGGATCCGTTAGTCGGTGACCATTTAGATTTTGATCCTGTCAGGTCAAAGGAGCTGATCGGGTGTGGTTACGAGGACGCCAAAAGGGTGGTGGTGTAGCTTTATGGTCGATTGGGTGATCGGTGTGGTGCTCGTGGTTATTGGATTGGCCGATTGGTTTTTTGCGACCTCTCGCATACCACCCACCGCTCGACGTGTGCAGTCTTATAGCTGGCGGTTGTCGGCCATGCCGTTCGTGTTGGGGGTTACTATAGGCCGGGCTTTTGCTCCACCGTTTGGGCCATCCGAAAACCAGCTCCTTTGGGTCGTTGGTGCGTTTGTAGGGTTAGGGGTGATGGTGATGGCTTTGCATTGGGTTTTGGTGCGGTTCGCTGACGTGCCCAATTGGTTTAGCTTAATTTACGTGCCTTGTGGGGTGTTGCCCGGAATGTTGCTTTGGCCGGTTGCGGTGGGGGTGTGAGGTGGCCGAGGTTCGCGAATCGACGATCCGAGCTCTGGCGGGTACCACCGACGGGCTCAACAAGGTGTTTACCACCCCCACCGAGTTTCAAGCCGGGTCCTTTCGATTGGTTTTGAATGGCCAGCTATACGAGCCGGCGGATCCGATTTTTGGGTGGACCGAAACTGGTACAAACCAAGTAGTGTTGACCACCGCCCCCCGGGCGGGTGACGTTTTGCAGGCGTTTTACCGCGATTATTTGGGGATTGAGGTAAGCGGGACGGGTGATGTTATCGTGGGATCGCCATTTTTCCCGGGCGAGATCCCGGGGCCGTAGGAGCCGAAATGCAAGATCTGGAAATTGTCGAGGTAGTTAAAGCCGTTTGGACCGCCGCTTTTATTAACGATTTGCCTGATAAGGCCTTTGCGGTGGTGTTACCCGGTGGAAAAAAAGATGATCAGGGTAAAACGGTGCCTCGGTCGTTGCGAATGCTCCCCCACCACGGGCCAAGCGTAAAGACTCCCGTAGAAAACACCTCAGTGGACTTGCCACACCTTCGCAACGGTTTGGCCCGTGTGAGCCAAGCTAACATGCCCGAGGACGCCAAACGCCGAGCTCTGGCACACCTTGAGGCCCACGCAAAGGAGCTTTTGACTACAAAAAAACCAGCAAAAAAAGACGTTCAAAAGGTGCGGATCCAAGTAGAAAAAACCGCGTTGCCCCTCGGTCCAAATCAAGCTTTGCGGGATTTTGCTGCGGAGTTGCGAGAGGCGGTCGAAGCGCACCTTGAAAGTGCAATCAAAATCAAGTTTGGGTCAACCGACACCAAAAGCGCATCATTTTATCCACATGATATTTTTGGGGATCACATGATCGCCGAGGTCAACCAATGGCAGAAAGGCAAAGGGTCCACCGAAACCTATTGGCTTGTGCCATACGCTCGAGGCGTGGGTGGGTTCGTGTTTGGCCCACCGGTCGAGGTTGAAAAGCAGATCCAATGGGTCCCAAAAATGCCGATTGAAAAGCGGGCCGGCGGATTATGGTCCAACGTGCTTTGAGTAGGGGGCGGCTATGCCATCGATTGCCAGGGGACAGGAAAACACCACCGATCGGATCAATTGGTTTATCACGGTTAATGGTGCGTTGACTGACGTTTACGAGATCGGGTTTCGGATCCTTGATATCACAGGGGGCTTGCCAGGCACCCAAATTTTCCCCTTGGCCGGTTGGGAGGACGTGACCGCGGCTCCTGGCAATTTCAACGTGGGGTCTTATTACGCCTACGATAACACGGCGGGCAACGGGTGGACGCCAGAGCTCACAACGAACCTAGGCGATCACCGAATCGAATGGCGTTGGAAAACGTTTGCCAGCTCGGCCTATCAATTGGGGGCCGAGGACTTCATTGTGTTGACGGAATCGGCCGGGAGCTCGACCGATACCTACATTTCAGTACAAGACATTCGAGACTTAGGGATCACGGCGGGGATGGCCGATGATACTGAGGTCCTAAACATGATCGCGGTGTGGCAAGAATTTTTGGATCGAGCATGCCGTCAATGGTTCAACCCTCGAGCGTTAACACTCCGATTTGATGGGACCGATTCTGATACCCTTCATTTTGGCGTGCCAATTATTTCGATCGATTATATTCGTCTCAACAACGACGATAACAACTTGAATGCAAACTATTACAAAGTGTACAGCGGGCGCACATACCCTGATGATCGGCGCAATCCGCGGATCAAGTTGGTTCGGTCCGATGATTTTCGAGACATATACACCGCGCCTTTGTCGTGGGGTGATCTCAGGTTTCGCAAGGGTAGGCAAAACCAGATGGTCAAGGGGACGTTTGGTTTTGTCGAGGAGGATGGCACCACGCCCAAATTGATCCAACGGGCCTTGTCAAAGCTTGTAGTTGAAAAGCTGCAAAACCCGATCTTTCATGATTATTCAAGCGGGCCAGCTCCGGTCCCGACCCCACCGCCGATTGTAGGGCCATTGACCTCGGAAAAAACCGACGATCACGAGCGCAAATTTGGTCAAAGCGGCGGGTCGGTGGCACCCCGGCGGGCGGGGCTTGCGGGGATCACGGATGACCAAGAGGTCCTCGGAATCATCAAGCTTTACCGAGCCCCCATTGGTTTGGCAACGCCAGCGCATTGGAGCTATAAATAAATGCCGATTCCCAACTTGATCCATCCTGTCCCGATCACGGTTGAAAAGATCAGCCGCTCCACCACGTATTACGACGAGGACGCCCGGGAGCCTATCCAATTCGCCGATCGTCCGGAGTCGGTGACCATTGATGGTCAAGTTAAGTGGTTCGACGAAAACGAGCTCGCCGCAACCAAAAGTGGTCCGGCCGAGGGGTCAACGGGGTATGTGCTATTTCGCCAGGTAGACTTAACGGCCAAAGGGTTAGAGCTCGAGCAAAACGACCGGTTTACAAAAATAGGCCTACGTACCACCGACGTTTACATCAAAGCTTTGCGGCCGGTTGGCCATTATCCCGACATTGGGGGGCATACCATGATCAAGGCCTATTTCACGGATAGGCAACCGTCGAGGGTGGGGTAACGCCGCGGCGGTTGATATCGTTCAAGGTTGATTCCGGGTGGGGTCGGTTCAAACGTGCGATCGACCCAACCGGTTTTTCGAGAGCTTCCAGAGCTGAGATCCGCAAGGCCACCCGAAAAAATGGGTTGATGGCCGTGAAACGGATCCGGGGTTTAATCAAAGGCGGTCAAGGGGGGTTTGAGGCCAACGCCGAGTTGACAAAGGAGATCAAGGAGGCCTCGGTCCCCTTGGTCGGGGGCAAGGTTGCAACCGGTGGAATCAACGTGTTTCAGGCAATTTCAAGCACAATGCTCGACGATTATTCGGTTTTCGCGGGTGTCAAGTTTGTTTCCGAGGCCTACGATATCGCCGAAACGATACACGGTGGGGCCGTGATCCCGGTCACCGAGAAAATGAGGACCATGTTTAGGGTCCTTTGGTGGGCCTCCGAGGGAAGTATTGACCCCGCAGATCTCACCGGGCGGGCGGCGGAGTTGTGGCGTTTGAAGCCGGGTGGGTGGTACCCTCTCGAGGACTCCACCAAAGCAATCGTGATCCCGCCGCGTCCGTTTATCGAGCGGGCGTTTGCGGATCCAGAGCTCCGACGTGAGGCCCGACGAAATTGGGAACTCGCGGTTTCCGCAGCGTTGCGGGTAATGGCTAGGGGGCGTTAACCATGGCAAGGCGTATCAAGCGGCTAGTAAAACGATTTAAGTTTGAGGAAGACAACCGAGCCCGAATCGAGCTCGTTTCGAACGTGCGACTCGACCCATTGGCCAACCGTCTCAAATTGTCGGAACCCTATCAAAGCTCTGGTGTGGCGAAAACTTGGGTTACCAACCCGAGCTCGGTCAAGCAATGGTTGGGCTTTGAGGTTGTGATCCACCACGCAATGACCGGCGGGGCCGCGGCGGGGGTGCCCGTCATGACGCCGATCACGGGTGCGGGTTACCGCCTCACCGACGGGACCGACGAATTTTGGCACAATGGGGCGGCGTGGGAGGTCAACACCACCGATTGGAATACCGAGGAACAAGTTGCGGCGAATATTTCAAGTTTCCCGGTGACCCCGCAAAAATTGGGGGTGGTGATACAGCTCACAACTACCGATTTGGGCTATACCCCGGAGGTCGAGGAGATCCGGGTCCTTTGGGCCTCCGATGTCGAGTTTTACGAGGACCTGGTTTACCGTTCTTTAGTCCGGGCCTTGCGGGAAAACATCCGACCGATCACCGACTACTTGATAAAACCCGGGACGGCCACCGCCACGATTGACCTCGACCAATTTCCTCTCAAAACGCCCTACAACGTGGTGGGAGTGGATTCGGTTTATGATCGAACCGATGATCCCGACCGGTTGGTTGACCTGTTGCAATCGTACAACACTGGGACCAAGTTGATCACGTTGAACGCTACACTTCCAACCGACCACGTGGCAACGCTCCGATTGATTTACGAGCCCGAGGTTTCAGTGACCACAAGCCAAGATTTTTACGAGGTGGCTAAGGTTCCCGCGTTGGTGCTCGACGATATCGATTTTGTGGACGCCGCGCCACTTGCGGCAAACGATTGGGTGACAAACAAGGGCGACGGATCAGCGGTCAAGGTGTTTGCCCCTATCCAAGGGGACCTTGAGGTATCCCTATTGGCTTACACCGACAAAGGGGTGGACCAGCAAAGGCTCAAGGAAGCGATCCACCGGTATTTTGAAAACAACCCGACGTTGCGCAGCACGGGACTTGACGAGCAATTTAGCTTGTGGCTAATTGATGAGTACGACATGCGGAACGTTCCGAGTCCGGCCGACATACACACCGGCCGGGTGAGGTTTCGGATCCGTGACGTCGTTGTCTACGCTAGAGATTCCGTCGACAGTTTTGGAGTGCAGCGGTTCAACCTGACCGGGACCGAGGACTACACCCTCGCGGGTGAGTAACACGAGGAGATCGACATGGCCGTTAAGCGTTTTGGACCAACCCGCGGTGCGGGCGTTGTGGTTATCGAAAAAGAGGGCGAAAAAACGATCGAAGCCGGGGCCCTCGGGATGGTGGCTTATGCCGGTGTGCTCGAAAAAGGCACCCCGGGTGAGCTGATCCAAACCTTTTCCAAAACCGAGTTTTTGAAAAAGTGCGGCGGGCGGCTAAGCGATTGGATGACCCCCGACGCGGTGATCGACTTTTTCGACAACGCCGCTGGGGCGGGGGCGGTGCACCTTGTTCGGGTAACCGATGGCAACGAACTCCAGGCCGAGGCTACTTTATACGCTCGGTATGAATCCCTTTTGACCCCAATGGGGACAATCAAAGCCAAAAACGGCGGCCGGTGGGGCGGCAAAAAGCTCTATTACACCGGGGACGTCGCGATCGCGGACGATATCGAAAATATTACACTCGACACCGGTGTTTCAACGTTTACGACGGATCAATGGGCCGGCGGTTACCTCGAGCTCGAAGACGTGCCAAACGTCCAATTCCCTATCGTCGGAAACGATAACACCGGGGTGATAACGTTGGCCTCGGATCAAACGATGAAAGACCAATACGACGCCCTCAGTGGCAGCTCGTTGCGGTATTATTTGGTTCTCGAAAACGATGGCAAGGAGGTCACCTACAAAATCGGTGATGGTGAGGACGACCCCACGGGCGAGTTTTCCCTCGAAGTTTTCGTTGACGGGTTGACCGTAAAAAAGTGGGCAAACCTCAACACAAATCCGACCTCGGGCAAGTATTGGGTCGACGTGATCAACGAGGATACGGGCAACGACGAGGTCGAGGTCGAGGACCTTTGGACGGGTGCTCACACCGCCGCGGTACGTCCCGCCAATCACTACGGGGTGATCGACACTGGATTGACCGATACGGTTTTGACGGCGGTGATCCATGACTTTCGGGTGACGCTGAGCCCAACCGGGGCGGATCCAACGTTTGCGCTCGGGACCACCACCGACGAAATGGAGCCGCAAAAAATTACGTTGACCATGACGGGTGCGGCGGCGTTTGACGCGGTGTCTGACAAGTTTGGGGCCCTTGGGTCTGGGGCGACTGACGCCCTATTTACTCCGAACAACAAATGGACGCCGCCTTTTACGGTGACCGAGGGTGGCACAGCATTGGCGGCGGCCGATGTCATGGTGATCAACTACAAGCCGTTTCAACCTGACGCGTTGATCGGCGGGCTGGTATACCCGGACAAAGACAACGCCAAGAACGTCAATTATCGGATTGTTGACAACGATCACAAAACGATCACGGCGTCCGATGGTTCCGATATGCTCACCGACGGGGCCGACGGGGACACGTTTATGGTTTCGGCTCCAATGCCGTTGGCCGGTGGCCGAGACGGTAACGCCGATTTGATTGATGCTGATTACACGCAACAGGCGTATGACGTTGACGCAAGCCCGTTCAATCAACTTTTCGGCAAAAATTACGGCTTGATCAAAATGGCAACGCCAGGGATCACGTCAACGGCCGTTCAAAAAGCGGGCGTTGCCTACGCCGCGGCTCGAAACTACCAATACCGCTACGAGATCCCGTCAAACTACACCACCGAGGTTTCGGCGATCGACTATATCAACGACACAATCGGGCGGTCCGATTATTCGGTGGGTGCGTTTCCGAGCTACGGTTACGAGTCCGATCCAAACTCGACCGAAAACAAACTCATGTTGGTGACCATGACCGGGGCGATCCATGGCCGTGAAGCAAGGATCGCGGTGGATTATGACGGTTACCACAAGGCCGCGGCCGGAGTAGACGCGAAGCTGCCACAAATTCTCAAAATCACCACGGGCGAAAAGGCTTTGAATGAGGAGATCCTAAACCCGGCCGGATTGCAGGTGATCAAAAAGGTCAAGGGCAACTTTGTGATCTGGGGCGATCGTACCCTCTACACGGATCCGACGTGGAAGTGGAAGCACCAACGTGAGTTGATGTCGTACTATGAAAACGTTCTCAGGGAATCGTTTGATTGGATTATATTTATGATCAACGATCCGATCACAGAAAACCTGGCCAAGGTAGCGTTGCGGTCGTTTTTCCAACCGGAATACGCAAAGCGGGCGTTGCGAGGACCGACCTTTGAGGACGCTTGCGTGATCAAAATCGATGGGGAGAATAACACCAACGCCACCCGGGCGGCTGGGGATATGTTCGCCGATTTGACTTTGCGCTTGGCCGACACGGTGGAGCGTTTCATCTTGCGAATGGGCAAGGCCGGTATTTTTGACGGTGCGGCCTAGTGCCGGTGGTTTTGCGTAACCTGACAACTCGAGGAGTTTGACATGTCGGTAACACTCAAAAAATTGATTGGTGAGGCCGGGGCCGGGATCGACGATAGTATGGGTTTCCACAACTTATACGACGTTTTGAAGGCCCTAGTGCAAACCCAAAACGACCTCGTAACGCAGTTCAACCAATTGCGTATTGATTATAACGCGGAAACGGCGGCGGATCATACTGACACCACCGCAACCGCGGTTACGGCCGGGGTAACAGTGGAGTAAATCGGGCCAAGGCCCTAGATAAGGGAACCTTTCCGAGGAGGCGAAAGTATGAAAGGCGCAATTCAACCGGGACACGTTGGCCAAAACCGATACCTTTTGCAGGTCGTAGGGGGACCGGATCCATTGACGTTTACCGAGGTCTCTGGCCTCGAGTCTGAAACCACGGTGGTGGAGCTCCCAGATCGGACCCAAGCCAGTGGCGGCGAAGAAATGGTAGGCGAGATCACGGCAATGCACCCGTTGCACCACAAAACCGAGCGAGCCTATCTCGAGGCGTGGCTCGTGGCGGGCCGTGACCCAGTGCAACCGGGGTACAAGCGGGCGGCCACCATGACGTGGATCAATATTCACGGCGAGGTGGCCGGGGTGTGGGATATTCGCGGCATTTTTTGCAGCAAGCGCACCCTTCCCGACGCCGAAATGGGCAACGATGGCGAAATGGCTCAAATCGAGTGGACGTTCAAACACGATAGTTGCGTTCCGATTCCGTAGCGAACAAAACCCAGCGGGTGGGCATCACAAGGCCGATCGGCCGATTGGAGGTGACCCGTGCCAACGACTAAAATCGAGCTCAAAGAACTAGGGCCAAAACTGCCCCTAGGTATTCCTGGCCCAGATGGCCAACTCCAACGTGATATCGTGTGCAAGCCGTGGCGCGGTTTGGAGGAGCGGGCGGTCGGTCAATTGCGTGGTGAAGCCCGCGAGGATGGCAACTTCACAACGAGGCTTTTGGCCTACATGTATGACCGCATGGGCCACCACGATTTCACACAAATGAGCATGCCCGAAAAAGAGGTGGTGATCTCCCAAATGTTTTTTGGGGATGCGCTTTACGCTTATTTTTGGCTCCGCACCCAATGCGTTGGTTACGACCTCAACATGGACGTGACTTGTCCACATTGTTCGTTTGAATATAAATACAAAGCTGACCTCGAAACGTTGGAGGTCCGATCGGCGGAGGACCTCGAGGCTGTGGTTTGGCAATACGACCTCAAACACCCGTTTGAAATACGGGGCAAAACGGCCGAGTCTTTCGAGATATCACCAAGCCGTTGGTCAACAATTCACCGAGCCACAAAACAGGCGATCGACACTGGCATTGTAAACCCTAACGCGACCAAAATGGATGTTATGCGATCGTGTGTGACCGGTGTGGTTGGTGTCGGTCCGTTGGTTTTGACCGAAATGGAACTCGACTATATGACCAAGATCGATATTGAAACCCTATCATCTAGGATCGACGAGCTCGAGATCGGTCCGAATATGTTGGTGCACCAAAAATGCACAAGGTGCCGGCGGGGGTTCAAGGTTTCGCTAGACTGGGATTATTCAAGTTTTTTCGAAGTTTCTTCCCGGTAGCCAAACCAAAGGAGTTTCTCGAGGAGGTGTTTGCGCTAACCTACTGCATACCGGGGATCACATGGGGGGCTTGTCTCGACATGACGCGGGCCGAGCGGGGTATTTTGTTGGAACGGCTGGTCGAGCAGAAACGACGCGAGGCCGACAGCATAAAGCGGGCCTCGGGAGGTAAACGGTAGTGGCGTTTGAGCGTATCGGCCTTGGTGGGATCCTTCGGTTTGATGACAAACAGGCCTTGGCTGGTATGCAGCGGGCCACGGCCGGTTTTGCCAAGCTTCAGTCTGGCGTGGGCAAGCTCGGGGCCGGTTTTTCGATGATCGGGGATAGCATGCGTAACGCTGGGCTTGCCATGCTGCCGATCACGGCGGGGCTCGGTTTTGGTGCCAAAAAGGCGGCCGACTTTGAAAAGCAAATGTCAGCCGTTGGAGCGATCACTCGCAGCTCGGCCGACGAGCTCGCGGCCCTTTCGAATGAAGCAAAACGCCAAGGTGTGGTTTCAGTTTTTTCGGCCCAACAATCGGCGGAGGCAATGGAATTTATGGGCCGAGCCGGGTTCAACACCAAGGAGATCATTGATGGCCTTGGCGGTGTCATGGCCGCGGCGGCGGCCGATGGGATCTCTTTGGCCACGTCGAGCGATATTGTTGCCCGGGTGGTCAAAGGGATGGGCCTCGAAGTCAAGGAGGCCTCTCATGTGGCCGACGTGTTGGCTTTGACCAGCGCCAAAACCAACACCAATATTACGGCGCTCGGTGAGGCGTTTACTTACGGGGCACCACAAGCCAAAGCCCTTGGCATATCACTCGAGGAAACCACCGCGGCATTTGGTTTGATGGCCGACGCCGGTTTGAGGGGTTCACTTGGTGGCACAAGCTTTATGAATATGCTTGTGAAGCTTAGCAAGCCGAGCACCAAGGCCACCGCAATGATCAACAACATGGGAATTAAACTAGAGGACGCCCATGGACGGTTGAAACCACTTCCCGAGATAATCGGGATGTTTAAAAAGGAGCTCGATAAGGTCCAAAGCACTACCAAAAAAGCGGCTATGATGGCCGAGATTTTCGGCTTGCGTGGTGCTAAAGCCTATTCGGCCCTTTCGCTTGCGGGCCGCGAGAAAATGGCACAGCTCACCGAGGACTTGGAGGCCTCGAGCTTTGGTTTGGGTGCGGCTCAGGAAATGGCCAACCAACGGCTAGATAACTTCCTTGGGGCGTTGACTTTGTTTGGGAGCTCGTTGGAGGCCGTGGCAATCGAATTTTTTGGCCCGTTTTTGAACGTGTTCAAAGAAACTACCCAAGACATGACCGCGGCCCTAAACTCCGTCCTGTTTGCGGTCCAAGGCCTAAAGCAAATCCGGGAGCAGGCGGCCCTTTCGGCGGTCAAGGCAGCCAAGCGGGAATCCACCGCAATCGTTGAGCAACAAAAAGTCCTTGCGGGTCTACAGCGGCGGGAACAGGCCACCGCCAAAGCTGGGATTGCGGCGATACAAACGCGGATCATTGGCGAGGAAAAGTTGACCCGTGAGCAACAACGAGCTCGGTCCCGTAGCTTTGCCGAATTCGTCAAAGGCAACTTGGCCCGTGAAAAGTTGACCAAAGCCCAGCGCAAATCGGAATTGAAGGCAATTGACGCGTTTATCCAAGCAAACGAGCAGGGCAACTTGACGGCGGCCCAACGGGTCCAGATGGAAAAACGTTACCTGCAAACGCTGGTCACGCTTGGAGCTAAGGGCAAAAAACTTGGGCAAGCCGAGGCGGCCCGCCGAGCTGCAAACCTGGAAAACTTGATCAACCAACGCGCCGAGGCGGCCAAATTTGAGGCCGCGGCCGAGGCCGTGATTGTTCGCCAGGAAAAATTGACCGAGATCGAGGAAAAGCATGGGCGCACAGCTCGGTTAATCGCCGAGGGTGTGCTCGAGGCGATCGACCAAATCAAGTCCGGATTTCAAACCGCGGTCCAAATGGTTCGGGATTTTGGAACCCGTTTCGGCGAGGCCGTCGGTAGTGACCGAATGAAGGAGTTTGCCCGAATCGCAACGATTGGCGTTGTGGTAGCGGGAGCTCTGGCCCCAGTGTTTTTGGGATTGAGCGCAATCGGGTTTGTGATCAAGTCCGTTTTTCTACCTCAGATCATGGGGGTCTATAAGATCTTGGCGGCGTTCAAGCCGGTTGTTTCGGGGCTGCTCGGGGTTGTTCGGGGTTTGATGGCCGCCGCGTTTTGGCCTTTGGCCGTGGCGATTGGAGTTGTGGGCGGTGCGTTTTTGCTTCTGAGAAAACAGGGCGAAAGTGTATCGGACACGTTTTGGCGGTTAGTGGGCGTGGTCGAGGACTTCATTGACCCGTTTATTTCGTGGCGCCGAGAGGGCGAAACAACCTTTGAAGCAATCAAACGGGGTATTTTGGAGCTTCCCAAGGCCTTGATGTTTTGGCGCCAAGAGGGCGAAACCACTTTTGGAGCCATTGGCCGCGGCGTGCAATCCGTGATCGATACACTGATTTTTTGGCGACAGGAGGGCGAGAGCACCCTTGACGCTTTGAGCCGAGGCCTTTGGGGTGTGGTTGACACTCTGATTTTTTGGCGCCAAGAGGGCGAGAGCACGATCGGAGCCTTGACGCGTGGTTTTGGTTTGCTGGTTGAGGGTGCCAGGCAACTTTGGGCCGGTGGTATCAAACCGTTCTTGATCGACGCGTGGGCCGGTGTGGTGTCGGTGGTCCAAACGGTGGGCAACGTTCTTATGGGGGTTTGGGATCAAGTTCAAATTGCTTGGTCTGAGTTTGGGGTGACCGAAAAGATCAAAGCCAATTTCATGTTGTTGGTAGACATTGCCAAAACCGTGGCCAACGCGGTTGGAGGTGTGGTCACTACAGTTTTGGAAACTGTCAAAACCGTGGTGTGGCCGTTCGTTTCTGGGTTCGTTTCTGGGTTCGTTTCGGCGTTATCCCCAATAGTAACAACTTGGTTTTCGATTTGGGATTCGGTCGTGCAAGTTTTTGCGGCGGTGTGGGGGACAATCAAAAGCATTTTGCAGGTTTTTTCTGACACTTGGACCGAGCTCGTTGACCTGTTTATTGACGATTCGGATCGGAGCTCCACCAAATGGTCCGAGCTTGGTCAAACGATTGGACAGGTGGCGGCGTGGCTTGTGGACACGTTTGGCGGGTTGTTGAATACCGTGGTGGGTGTGGTCAAAGAGGTGTTGATCGGGGTGACCGTTTTGATTCGGGGTTTGGTTGGCTTGTTTGGTTTCTTTGCCAAAGTGGCCGGGCCGACGTTGTTGTTGCCATTCAAGGCCCTTTGGGACGGTGCCAAAGGGGTCGCAAGCGGGATTGTTGACCTATTCAAAGGCGATTTTTCGCAAGGCATTAAAAAGATCTTCGTGGCGTTGGTTGACGTGATCTTGCTTCCGTTCCGAATGATAATGAAAGCGATCGTTCAGTTGACCAAGGCCGCGCCGGGGCTGATGTCAAAATTCGTTTCACCAGAAACGGCGGCCAAGCTCGATCGGTTTGCCAAATTTGGGTTTGCAGGCCCACCGAAAAAGACGAAGCAAACAGTGGATACGGTGGTACAAGGGGCCGAGGACGCTTCGAAGGTTATCAGTCTGGAGGACGAACGGCGGCGGCGAGATCGGGATAAAGACGTTGCGAAAACTTTGGCCATGCCAGAGCTCAAAATCCCTGGAATGCCGGCGGTGCCCAAGCCCGAGGGGCGAGTTATCAAAATGCCGGGTGTGACTGTGGCACCACAACAACCGGTTGAGGCGGTCGAAAAGACCAACCGTGAGCAACAGATTTTTAAAATGTTGAACAGAGCCGGTGTTATTAGCTCAAGGCAAACCGCTTCGCGGGTATCCGATCTGCTTTCTGAAACCAACAAGGAATTGACCAAGGAAAATGTTTTAGCGGCTAGAAAAGCCCTAGACACGGTGGCCGAGCGACGCCGCAAGGAGGCCAAGGATCGAGAAAAGGCGGCTGAAAAAGAGCTCCAAGCAAACGTCAAGGTCGAGGATAAACGCAAGCTCGATATCACCAACAAAATGTGCGTTGACGGCGAGGCGGCGAGCGTTGCCACCGCGAGGCACAAGCGAAACGTTTTCGAGCGCAACGGGGCGACCCACGAGCCATACCTGCAAAAAATGTCAACCGAGACCGGTGTTAGGATGGCGGGTAACTCGAGGAGCTGACCATGGGTTTTTTCAAACCATCGATCTACGATTACCTACGCGTTTGGAACCTAATCAATTACGACACCAACGAGACGATCACCGGTCAATTTCACGCTGAGGAGCTGACCCAAAACGTTGGCTCGGCCTACTCGGAAAAATTCGCGCTAAACCGCGAACACCCGGTTGTACAATTTTTGCATGGTGAGGTTGAAACGGTTTCGTTTCGGGGGCGGTTTCACGCAACCACTTTCGTCGAGGACGTGGTCGAGATACTTGAAAAGCTCAAATCGTGGGCCCGCCGGGATGACACCTTGGAGCGGCCCCCGGTTCTAGGTTTTTGGGCGGGGGATAGCCTATCGGCCTATTTGGTTGAGTGCACCATGGGCCTTTCGAATATTGCCTATGATCGGCCGACGTTCCAAGGTGGTTTGCGTCACGTGACGTTTACCGTTGGCCTGCGTGAATATAAAAGTTTCCGGATCGACGAAACCGCGATTGGAAACACTCGATACCACCGAGCTCGCGAGTTTGACTATTACGAGAGTTTGGCTCGCCTCGAATACGGTGATCCGATGGTGGGGGACGTGATCCGCAAGCTCCACCCCACCAAGCCAAATATCCAGGTGGGGGACGTGATCGAGCTTCCCACCGCTAGCAAGTTGCGCAAAACCAAAACCGAACCGACCTCGATCCCGTTTGAAACGGGGTTTGGTCGAAAAGACACCCCACAACGGGCCTTGCGTTTGCACATGTTTGAGCAACGCAACCGGACCAAGGTGTCCTTTGTGGTAAAGTGATGGCCTACGAGGACCTTGCACCGCGTTACGTGGTCGAGATTGGAGGTACCGAGCTATCGGATACCATCCAACCGTTTATCTCGCGGGTTGAGTACGATTCGGCTGACGGTATGGCCGACATGGCCCAAGTGGTCATAAACAACCCTAATTATAAGCTCCAAGATCTCAAGGTTTGGCAACCGGGCAACGAAATGAGCATTTGGTTTGGGTACGGTGCCCAATTGACCCACGTGGGGCGGGTGATTTTGCGCCGCACGCGGTGGAATTTCCCCGAAAGTGACATGCCATCGATCACGATCAGCGGGTACACATACGACGCCAAAATGATGGATACCGAGCCCGAAAAAGCCAAGGATCGACGATTTAAGGACATGCGCTTTTCCGACGTGGTGGAAGCCGTGGCGTCACGAGAGTATTACCGCAAGCTCAAGCTTGACATTGACACCACAGAAGACGAGCCAAAAAACCGCCACCAAAAGGCCGGGATCTCAGACTATCAGGTGATCAAGGGGGCGGCCAACTTGACGGGGTATTTCTTTTGGGTGGACGGGGACGAAAACGGGACTTGGACTTTGCATTTTAAAAAACCCGAGGCGGTCCTCGACGCGGTGGATCAACCTGATTTGACGTTTCGGCATAACAACGGGGATTTGACTAGCCTGTTTTCGTTCACTCCAGAGCTTCTGATCCAAGGGGCGAAAACCAAAATCAAGGTTCAATTCAAACACCCTAGAAGTGGCAAGGTAGTCACCCAAGAGGTCGAGGAGGATCTCGACAGTCCCGACGTCGAGGCCACCGACGATACGAGCGAGGTGGACAACGAACACAAGGCGGCAAATCAAATCAAAATATTTTTCGAGGATTTCAGCTTTACCACCGAAACCAAAAAGCAATTCAAAACCGCTGCCGAGGCCAAGGCGTGGGCGGTGGCGTGGTTCAAGTCGCAACGTGAGGCGTTTATCACGGGAGAAGGGGTTACAATCGGCCATGATCGGCTGATGTCGCGACAGATCCACACCCTCGAAGGGATTGGCAACATTTTATCGGGACGGTGGTATTTTTCACGTGTCAAACACCAACTTTCGGAGTCGGACGGGTACATGTGCACCTTTAATGCTCGGAAACAGGAGGCCGCCTAGTGCCAGTGCAAACCGAACGTTTCGAGGCGGTGGTAACGTCAATCGAGGATGACGAAAACCGGGGCCGGATCGAGGTGGCATGCGTGGGCATTGGAGCGGATCCAACGACGCCGATCGCGGTGCTCGCCGAGCCGGCCCATGATTGGGGGTGGTTCTATATCCCGGACGTGGGCGAGACGGTCGAGATCGAGGTGGTGGTTGCGTCGGATCGAGATCAGGTTTGGGGCGAGGCGGCCCTCGAGGAAATGCGGCCGGTGTGGCGGTCAAAGCGATATTTGACCGACGCCGAGCTCGAGGACGACGAGGACGGCTCGGTCCCGCGGCCGATCCATGACGATTTTTTGTCCACCAACTTCGGCAAGCGGCGGGGCTTTTGCACCCCTTGGGGTCATGTGCTTTTGTTTGATGACACCGAGGACGACGCTCGGATTTATATCACCCACATGGGCGAGCAGCTCGAGCCGGGAAAGGCACCCGAGCCCGAAAAATTCACCCGGGTGGAGCTCGAGCCCGATGGTAGTTTGAAGATCGGGTTTTTGAACAAACACCAGCTTCATTTGACCACCGAGAAAGGCAACCTGTTAATCGCGTTTGACGGCGAGCCCGGGAGCGAAAAGCACACCCTCGAGTTTGACGCCGAGACCCCCAAGTTTGAGATCAGCATGGCCGAGGGCGACCACGTGTTAACCTTTGATGGCTCGGGGCCAACCCTCACCACGATCCACGGTGGTGGGGCCGGGATGAAAGTGGACCAAAAAGACGGTGATACGGTGACCACCCTCGGGGATGGGGCGGTTAGCGCCACGATCGCCGAGCACCTCGAGGCGTGGCTAAACGATACCTACACCCCAGCGATCGCAGATATGCATGATCAGCATATGCACCCGGGTGGCCAATACATTGCGCCACTGATCCCATTGTCAACGGTCCCGATCATTCCCGGCGGCCCTCCTGGATTGGCACCTGTGGCCCCAGCAAATCTACCTGATTACGACACCAACATAACGAGCGCCAAGCTCGTTTTCCCGGATAATTGACATGGGTATTGACTACGAAAAAGCCCGCGAGCGTATTATTTCAGCGTTTTGCGAGGGATTGCTCGGTCAGTACGGATCATCAAGGGTGGAGGTCGAGGAGCGCGAAGTAGAGCAACCTGGTCCTGCTTATTGGGACAAGGACGAACGTTGGACCGATCCAAACGGCAAACCGAGGGTGGGTCGTTTCAAGCGCAAACCATCCAAAATGGTTCGCCAAAAGGTCGAGATACAAAAGGGGATACCCGAGGGCCCGCTCCGTGAATACGCCGAGGGGATGGCCAAGGCGTTTTTGGAAGTGCTCCGGATTGTCGAGGAGGGTGATTAGATGCCAACGGGCCTACGCATGCCAGTGGGAGTTGACGCCGGTGGAGGTGCGGCCCTCAGCTCGGCCGACGAGCAAAACCACAAGATTATAAAGATCGCACTTTCGGATTGCGAATCAGAAAACGCTTTCCAGGATATAGGCCTTGGCAATTGGATGATTTACGAGATCGATTCACCGGTGGTGCAAGCTCGAGCTCTCAACTTTATCAGGCGACTGTTTCGGCAGTTTCGCGCTGAACAGCGTTACAAACTGCTCGAGCGAACGATCGCGTTTTCCAAGACCACCGAGGGCGAACTCGACCTCGAGTTTAAATACCTCGATATTGAAAGCGACCAAGAGGAAACCTTTAAAGCCAGCTTGACGGCGGGCGGATTTATCGGGGCGGGGTAAGACCATGGCAACCGAGATCACGATCCCAGATTTCGACTTTTCAGGGTTCTATTACCCCGAGATCCTAGAGGCGTTGATCCAATACAAGCGCCAAAACGTGCCCGAGCTCACCGACGAGTCAGAGTTTGAGCCATTCATTCAGTTTTTGCGGGCGGTGGCGTGTGTGGGCCACCTCAACAACACTCTGCTCGACCTTGTAGCCAACGAATCCACCTTACCTACTGCAAAGCTCGCCGAGACCGTGCGCAACATGTTGCGGTTGATTGACTACGAGCTGAGCCCAGCAACCCCGGCCCAAGTGGATCTCGTTTTTGAGCTCGCCAAGGTGTTTTTAGCGTCAACGCAGGTGATCCCGAACCGGGCCCAAGCGGCGACCAAAAAGGTCGGTGATGATCCGGTGGTCTACTTCGAGGCCCTCACCGGTTTGGTGGTCGAGCGGACCGACCGATTTTCTTACGTGTACGGGGTTGAGGCGGGCGCGTTTACCGATCACACCACCAAAGCCAATAGCGCCACAACTCCCGGGGACGATTGGACCCCTTGGGCAACCCCTGCGGTTGGGGACTTGATCTATCTCGGCCACAAACAAGCCATGTGGAACGAGATCTCGATCGGGCCTTTGACGGCATTGGCCAGCGGGATCACGGGCGTGTGGGAATACTACGATGGCGAATGGGCCAAATCTGTTCCTTCTCTTGTGCTCCTAGATGGTTCTGATCTTGTTTTCGATTTAACAGCCTATTTGGGGGCCCAAAACAGACAGGGGACCGAGATCCGGGTGGTACTCAATGAAACGGGCGCCTATGAAACCGTGATCTCGACTTGGAACGGCTCCGCCAATATCGCCACAACGGGCCTGCTCGGGCAATCAAGCCCTTCGACCGAGGCCACCGACTACACGGTGGGATCGGATTGGGAGCCGTTACCCGATATCGACGATGCAACGACCAACCTTTCGGTGACCGACGAGGTGGTGGGCTTTACACTCCCGCAAAGTATCGATCACAACTGGATCGTGGGCGAGGTCAACAACGCTGAGGCCTATTGGATCCGATATCGGATCGTCGAGGTCTCGGTTGCGAGCGGGCCGACGCTCCAACGGGTGAGGCTCGACACTGGCAAACAGTACGTCTATAGGCTGGCAACGCAGGGGCGGACCGTGGCCGACCGTCCGTTGGGCAGCTCGACAGGGCTAGCCAATCAAGAATTTGAATTGACCCGAGACTACTTTATCAATGAATCCGAATCGGTTTATGTCGACGGCGAGCTTTGGACCAGGGTTGACAATTTCTTGTCCTCGGGCCCAACCGAGCGTCACTATACGGTTGAGCTCGGAGCCAACGACAGGGCCACAATCAAGTTTGGGGATGGTGTGACGGGCAAGATCCCGGCCCTTGGGGTCAACAATATCGTGGTTGACCCGTATCGCTACAACGCCGAGGTTGATGGCAACGTAGGCGCCAATACCGTGACCATTGACAAAACGGGTTTGTCGTTTGTTTCCAAGCTTTGGAACCCTCGGGGGGCCGCCGGTTGGAAGGAGGCCGACGGGGCAAACGAAACCACCCTCGAGCGAGCCAAAATCGAGGGGCCCGCAAGCTTGCGCACCCGAGCGGTGGCGATTGGGCCTAATGACGTCGAGGCTTTGGCCGTGGGTTTCACCGACACCGCCGGGGCGAACCCGTTTTCCCGAGCTCGGGTTTTCGAGGAGGCCTTTGGGCCGAAAACGCTCGAGGTGACCGTTGTGGCGGCCGGTGGTGGTCAGGCGAGCGCTGACCAGTTAGAGGCTCTTGAGGTCTACTTTAACGGGGACCAATACGCTTACCCACCGATCGAAAAACACCTTGTGGCGAACCAAGAGGTGACCGCGGTTAATCACACCTCAAAGGTGATCGATATCGTGGCCACGGTTTACGGTGACGTGACCGCCGAGGAGGTGACCAACGCCTTGGCCGCGGTGCTCCACCAAGAGGCTATCAAGGCCGACGGGGTGACCTACGAATGGGAATGGGGCGAGGACGTACCCCGCAACCGACTGATCCACGAAATTTTCGAAACGGATGAATCAATCACCAACGTCACGTTGACCACACCCGCGGCCGACGTTCCGTTGACGGCTAGGCAACTCCCTGTTTTGGGGACCGTGACCCTAACCATAATTGAGCCCTAGGAGGCCGCCGATATGTCAAAAGGATTCACCAACACGATCAAGGAACAGTTTCTCGACAAAGCGTTGGGCAGTGCGGCCACAACCCCGCTCAATCAAGCGACGGTGTATCTTGGCCTATCCACCACCGACCCAGGGGGCGACGGAACAGGATTTACCGAGCCGACCGGTGGGTCCTACGCTCGCCAAAGCTCGACCAACGACGTCACCAATTGGCCGGCGGCGAGCTCGGGCCAAAAAACCAACGGGGCCGTGATCTCATATCCGGCGGCCACCGCAGCTTGGGGGACGATCACCCACTGGGGGATTTTTTTGGCCAGCACGGGCGGAACGCCGGTGATTTGGGGCGAGCTCGACACCCCGCGGGCGGTGGCCAGCGGTGATCAATTCCAGCATGGGATCGGCAAGCTGATCGTGACTATGACAAACCAGTGAGGAGCCCACCGTGGCGTTGATTGACCCCGTTTGCACCTGCGATCCCTTGGTGGGCGTGACCGCCGAGGCGGCCCTCGTGTTTGGCCCGATTGGTACCACCGACCCCTTGGTGGACTCCGCCGGGTCGAAGGGGATGATCGCGTTTGACGCCGGTGGCGAGGCCGCGCCTTTGGTGGACGTTACCGGGCGGCTTGGCAGTCCACCACCCACGATCTCGGTTTCGGTGACGGGCGCCACAACATTGCGGGTCAATTTTTCGGAGCCAATGGACGATACCACCGAGCTCGACGATCCCGCCTCCTACTCGGTGGCGGTACAAACCGAGGGGGCGGTGGGGGTGGCCGTGAGCTCGGTTACCCGCGAGGCGGTGACAAATCCGACCTACGTTGATTTGGTGACCACCGAGCACACCGACGGAGCCGATTACGAGCTTTATGTGGCGGCGGCGGTTGTGGACCTCCAAGGGGACTATGTCGAGGACCCCGACGCCTACGTGGGCCAAGGGGTGCAACCCCAAATTGCCAGCGCGGTGGCGGTGACCGCTCGCAAGATCCGGGTGATTTTCGACGAGCCTATGGATCGAAACGACGGCGAGCTTTTGAAGGTGGCAAATTATGCGATCACGCCACAATCCGCCGGGGCCATTGCGGTCAATATCAACTCGGTGTCCACCGTAGGGTCGACCCCTAGTTACGTCGAGGTTGAAACCACCGAGCACACCGAGGGGGCCTCCTATCAGGTTTCGGTGGTGACCTCGGGCGAGATCCGCGACGCCGCCTATAATTCGATTGACCCCGCGGGGGCTTCGACAACCTACACGGGCGAGGGGGATGCGCCTACTTTGCTTCAAGTCAAACCCGTGAGCTCGACACGGGTTGATCTCGTGTTTTCCGAAACCATGCGGGACACTCCCGAGATCCGGGATCCGGCCCAATACGTTTGGGATAATGGGTTGACCACTTTGGCCGTGCTCGAGCTCGACGGGGACACAGTCAAATTGGTTACCACCGAGCAAACCGAGGGGCTCTTGTACGCCCTAACGATCTCGTGAGGCGAAACCATGGCGATCACCGATTTAGCGGGCAACAGTCTAGCGCCAGGCACCACCGGGCAAATGCTCGGATACACCGAGATCAACGCCGAGGAGATCCTGACACTTGACGCCTATCGATTCTTGATCAAACCGATTCGGGATCAAGACCTCCAACACGGTGATCTGTTCGTTCAACGGTTTTTCTCGGGGGTGCAATCGGTTTGGGAAACCATCCAAACCAAAATTTTCCAGGTCAAGGACCTGTGGTCAATAACCAAGATTCCCGACGCTTTTTTGGTCTACCTAAAATACATTGTTGGGTGGACTGATGATCCGTATCTGAAACGGATCACCGACGCCTTGGACTCCGACACCTTGCGGCGGCTGATCGCAGCTTCAATCCCGTTTTGGAAGTTGCGCGGGCCCGAGGACACGATTGTTGACCTATTGCAGCTTGTGACCGGTCAAAGGGTGCGGATCTGGAATTGGTTTGATTTTCGTTGGGTGTCGGACGAAACCCAACTTGGTGAGGACCACCAAGGGCGAGACGCGTGGATCATTGCGTTGCCCTCCGAGGGGGATGCCGAACAGTGGTTCAACGTGCGGATCGTTGATCCGGGCGACCTCGATCGCGAGCTCGTGATCAACCTGGTTAAACTTTGTCGGCCCCTAGGTGAAAAGGTCGAGGTTTCCTATATCGGTTTTCTCGACCGCTTTTTGGTCGAAAATGATTGGAACCAATGGCGGCTCGAAACCGGGACCGCGATCACGGTGACCGGTGGGGCAATGCAGCTCGGGGATAGTAGTTTGGCCGAGCTCGCGTTGATAGATGGGACCACACCGGCGGCGTGGGCGAATTATGTGGTGTACGCTCGGATCCGGGGTGGGGATGCCACAACGGCCGGGCGCGGGGTGGGTTTGGCGTTTTACGCTACCGACGCGAGCAACGCCTATCGAGCCTATTTCGACATTGCGGCGGCCACTTTGACGCTCGATAAACTCGTGGGCGGAGCTCCAACAACGATTGCGACCTACACGTTTGGGGCGATTTTGACCGTGAATCAGTGGTTCGGTTTGCGGATCCACGTTGAGGCCGAGAGCTCCACAAATCGCATCAAGGTGTACGTTGACGGTGAGGAACGGATCAACGTAACCGACGCAGCCCACACCTCGGGGACGGTGGGCCTTTTTCATTTGGCAAACACAACGATCGAAGTCGACGAGGTGGAGGTTTTCGAGACACCCCTCGAGACCGAAACCGTTGATATCAACTCGTGAGGTGAGACATGGCAACCGGGACAACTTTTGCAGCGGTAACCGAAAAACGACTTTTTGGAACGGCCGACTTTCGGGATCGGTTGCTTGGGCACCTCCGCACGCTAGTCCAAGAGAGCTACGAGAAATCCTACCGGGGTGGGTGTGTTTACGACGCGGCCCTAAATTTGATTTCGGGCGGAAACGACAAAATAACGATCTCGGGCACTAGCCTTGCAACCGATGGCCAAGGCCACCTCCTCGACGTAGCGCCGAGCGGATTTGCAACAGGTTTGCAATTTCAAAACACCGCAGCGGTTGAATACGAGATCGGCCTACACTACGCCGAGGTTCCAAGCGGAATCCAAATCAACCCGAGGACGGGCCTACCTGAGTTTGTCGGGTGGGATGAAACGATCGGCGAAAGTGGCACCCCGGATCTGGTCACCGATAACGGAAACGGAACGATCACTTTTCGGGTTAACACAATCACCGAGTCGGGCGTTTCCAACGCTGGGCGCAAGGTGCGGGTTTACAAAAACATACCCGGTCCCAACGCCACCACCGAGGTGGTGGCGATTGAGGAGCTCACCGTAGCTTGGACCGGGAGCAACAACGAGATCACCACCGCGGCGGTTTTCGGCCAAGAAACGGTTAGCACCACCGCGGCCGATTACACGGTGGTTTTGATGGGCGCAACCATCAAACGCAATACCACGCTTTACGACGTTGACGGTTACGCGTTTCTAGGCAAGGTGACCGGTGGGGGGTCGGGAGCTCCGCCGAGCGGGTTTGATGTCACCGACCAAGACGTGATCGACATGTCGTTGTCAGACATGGCCGACATTACGAGCCGCAACGCCACCACCGATCGGCTCAAAATCGACGTGAAAAGCTACACCGGGGACGTGGGTGATCCACAAATTCAGGTTCGGGACCCCAGTGGGACTCCGGTTTTTACCGTTGACGGTAACGGTAACGTGGTGATTGAGGGGACCACCACACAACAAGATTTTGTCCAAGTAAACTCGAGCGAGACGATCACCGACAATTTGACCGCGGGCGACGATGGCGCCACCGACTCCCACAAAATCAAAGGCACGTGGTGGCACACCAACAACGCCGAGACCGCGAATTATTTTCACATTGACGGGGCGACGGGCCACATTGGTTTAAACAAACCCGCAGATTCGGGCTTTTGGCTAGATGTCGCAAATTCGGCTCGGTTTCAAGGACTTGTGCAATTCGCAAGTGCGGTTCCAAATATCCAATTTTTGGAAACCGACGTTGCGATTGATGATGGTGGTTTGTGGCGTTTGATACTCACAAACGGCGACATATACTTCCAAATGAATACCGCCGCGGGGGGTGATTTTACCTCCGCAACAAGTTGGTTGCGCTTTAATCGCGCACTATCAACGATATACTCGTATTTCAATTTTTCCCCAATTTCGGACGATACAAGGGACATAGGTTCGGCCGGTTTGGAATGGAAAGATCTTTATATCGACGGGACAGCCTACGTTGACACGTTAAGCCTATCAACGGTGGCGGGCGAGGGCGTTGCAACAAGTATTATCCCAACGACCAACGGGACCCTTAACCTTGGCAGTGTGGCCTATAGGTGGAATCAAATCATAACCGAGCAACTCGATAGTTACTTGGATACTGACACCGCCACCACACCGGCAATTTGGGCAAAGCATGATGCCACCTCGGTGACCAATACCCGGTTATCGTTGGCTAGATTACAAGCCGATACCGACGCAGCGGTGGCAAATGATTTTGGTGGAAGTGTGGAGCTCGACATCAAAGACACCACCGTTGCCAAAGTGCAGTGGTGGCGACGCGGGGCGGATGATCAGTGTGATCTTTACTTTTTCCTCCGGGATGCTGTTGACGCAAACACCGCCCAACTAAAACTCAAATACGACGGCGGGATGGATGCCCGCACGATTTTGCCGTTTGCGACCGATACCTACGATCTCGGCTCGCCGAGCTACAGGTGGGCGAATATCTACACCGCAAACTTAAACGTCGGTGAGGATATCAACCCGGCGGCGGATCTTACCTATGACCTCGGGCAACCTTCGGTGCGTTGGCTCAATGTATACACCCAAAACGTGGCCGGCGGGCCAGGGACAGGGACTGATTTTGTCAATATCAGTGGCCCTGATTACGTCAATATAAACGGCCCATTGTATCTTGGCGGTTTCGACTACGCCGAGCCCAGCGGGACCATGGCGGGAGGTGGACATACCTTTCTTGCGCAAGAAGCAACCGGGGCGTTGGTGCTTGCGACCGAAAACGGTGATGGTCGAGTCAATTTGACTTGGAACGCCTATTTTGATGGCACGACGTGGCGCGGTTGGAAAGGCAGCGGCGAAGGCGCCACCCGTTTGCAAATCACAGAAAACGTGGGTCTTTTAGAATGGACTTGGTGGGTTGACGATTCGGTGTCCACCCCTGGCGAGATTGCAAATGTTAGGTCAATCGACCAAAAACGCTTTGTTATCGGGTCCGCCGGTGTTTGGGCTTATGACAAAGTGATCATTGAAAGCACAGAGCCTCGGAGTCATTATGTTGATTCTGACCTTGCCGTTGACGCCGGTGGCCTTTGGCGAATTCGGATCGTTGGCGGTGATTATTCGTTGGAGGAAAATACCGCGGCGGCTGGTAACTTCACTACGATATCGGGCTGGTTCCGGACTGACCGAGCAAACGCCGCTATTGAGTTTTATAAAAACGTTTGGCCGAGCGCCGATGATTCTTTCGACCTTGGGACCGCGGCCCAACAGTGGCGCCACCTTTACATTGACGGGACGGCCAATATTGACACCCTATCTTTAGACACCACCGACGGGCTCGGGGTGGCTTCGCACCTAAAACCAACTACCACCGCAACCTACGATTTGGGAGGAGCAAACCGGTATTGGCGTGATCTTTATCTATCGGGTGGTATTACGAGTCAGGGGATTTTATATCTCTTGTCAGATATTGCCCTAGAGGAAACCATCGTTATCCAAAATACCGGGGTATCTCAAGGAGGTTCATTCATCAAGTTTTGGTCCAACGAGGTTGACCTAAATAACGCAACTGACCCAGAAGACGTCCTCGGCGGATTGCGGTTCTATGGTGACGCTGGGGACGGCGTGAATAGTTACCTTGGCGCATCGATGAGAGCGGCCGCTAAAACCGGGTGGAATGTCAGCAATGCGGAATCAAAACTCGTTTGGGCGTTGGCCGGTTCTGGTGAAACAACCGCAACTGACCGTTTGGCGCTTAACTCGGTTCAGTTATATCCAATTACGGACGATGCACTAAACCTCGGGTCAGCGACCAACGAGTGGGGCGACCTTCACATTGACGGAACGGCTTACATTGACACATTATCTTTGGACACCACCGACGGGCTTGGGGTAGCAACGACAATTAAGCCAACGACCGACGGGTCATTCGACCTCGGGAGCTCAACACGGGAATGGCGCAACCTATACGTTGACGGGATTGCGTATGTTGACGCTCTTGTTTTATCGTCGGCTGCGGCGGAAGGTGTGGCGAGTCACATTGTCCCAACGGCCGACGATTCTTACGATTTAGGTAGTTCATCGTACAAATGGCGATCCCTTTATCTCGACGGGACGGCCTACGTTGACACCCTAAGTCTATCCACAACGGCGGGCGAGGGTGTAGCTACTGATTTGATCCCTACATCAAACGGTGTGGCGGCCCTTGGGAGCAGCTCTTACCGGTGGTCAAATATTCATGCGATTGAGGGGACGTTTTACAGGTCAACCGATACGCTCTCAACGGGCCTGTTGTCGGTAACCCATTATGTACCATCCGGCGGTGCATCCCGAGCTAAACTAGCCGAATTCGTGGCTACCGCGGGGGCCAGTAATATCAACGGTTTCGGTGGGTTTGTCTCGTTTTACAACGGGGCAAATGAGGTGGGGCGGATTGAGTGGTCTCGCAACGGAGCCAACGACCAAGCTGATATGGTTTGGCGGCTCAACTCGGTGGGCGACAACATGGTCAACCAACTGACGTTGCACTATAACAACGGGATCGAAACATACCACCATTACCCGTACGCCGCCGATACCTGGGACCTTGGCACGACTGGTCAAGAATGGCGGGACGTTTACGCCATGCAGTTAAAATTGATTCAAATAAGCCCGAGAATTGAATGGCGGGACGAAAGCCTTGCAATTGACGCTGGCGGACTCTGGCGTAACATATTGGCGGGTGGTGTTTATCGTATTGAGGAAAATACCGCTGTGGCGGGTGATTTTTCAACTAACAAGTATTGGTTTGTTATCAACAAAACAAACGCGTGGGTTGAGACAGGTGCTGATTTTATTCCGAGAGCCAACTCGGCTTACAATCTCGGAAACGCAACGCATTGGTGGTTGGACGCCTACATTGACCGAAATTTGTATATTGATGACGGGGAATTTTATTTACAGCTCAATGGTGGTAACCCATACATCAATTTCGCAACGACCGGTGGTGTGGACGCGTTTTGGTACAGCCGTGGAAATAATCGTTTTTATTGGCGTATCGCAGGGGATGACAGTATTTTTGCCCTTGACGCGACTAACGCAAAATTCAAAGTTGATGTGGTGCCCAGTAGTCAACGCGGGGCCGACCTCGGCACCACTGGATCGAATTGGGATTGGACTTACACTCGAAACGTAACGTCCGATGATTACTTGTTTTTGAGTAGTACAGATGATCACGTGTACCTAGTCAACTGGGAAGCGGTCCCGGTTGGGTCACTTGCCGGGAGCAATGTAACCATGGTTACTGGCAACGGCAATTGGACAACCCAACTACAGGCCGGGGCGGGCCGGGTTAATTTGTCTTGGAATTCATACTACGATGGCACCACTTGGAGGTATTGGGACGCGGGCGGGGACGGTGCAACGCGTATGAATATTTCAACAAGTGGCGCCACCACGTATTGGGAATGGTGGTTTAACGATACGGCGCCAGCGGCGGCCGGTGATACGCTCACTTGGATTTCCGGGGCATCTTTGCGTATAGACTCCGGTGGTATCACGACGAAAAACATTGAGGCCGTTGCAGGTAACACGTACGACATAGGCGCATCAGGTGCGTATTTTGAAAACTTGTACGCAAATACCCACTACATTGACGCAACTTTTTTGGCGTTTATCAACGGCTCAACTCCGCGGTTAACCTGGGATTCAACCGATTGGATACAATACAATCGGACAGACAACAAATGGCAATTTGGCGTGGGGGATTCGACAAAATTTGAAATTGCGTCGAGTTACATCAATGTAGGTTTTTCAAACACCACGCCACCGGCTTTATTTAATGTAGGATATTATGGTACACCGGGCACGACCGATTTGCGAGGAAGCCACATTCATTCATATCTAAACTCGAACCTCAGTTCGGTGGCCGGTACCCGGAGGCGGTTGGTTTCGATAGGTGGCGCTGTATCAAACGAGGAATACCTGACCATATCGCAATACCGTGTGTCAACTGGGTCACAGTGGGATACGTCGGCAATTATTCTATCCCGCGAAGTTGACAACTCGGCGGACATCGGCGGGTATATTCAATTTGGGTCCGCGGATTTCGACGTCAAAGGGCATTGGCGCCCCTCTGCTGATTCGACCTATGAGCTAGGCGGATCAAATTATCGTTGGTCGACGATATATTCTGGAAATATCACCAGCCAACGAGACGCGACCGGGGCGGCGAACGCAGCAGCTTTTTTCACGCATAATGGTTTGACTACTGTTGATGTGGAATTGTTGATTGCGAGGTTTAACGCAGAAACCGACGGTACGCAGGCTGACGGGTTTGGTGGTTATGTCAGGTATGAATCAGAAGGTCTTTCAAAGGGTGAACTGAGGTGGGTCCGTGACGGTGGAAATAATCAATACGACTTTTATTGGCTTACCCACAACAATACGTCTTTAACTGAGCGGTTGCGATTTCATTGGGATGGCGCGATCAGTTTACTTGCGGACGCTAATTTCAATTTTAAATTTTCGACCGACGATCCAACGATAACTTTCGATTCCGGTACCGACGAATTGAGATACGACCGATCCGCAAATAGTTGGTATTTCACGGTTGGAGGCTCCAACACGTTGATAGTGTCCGGGTCTGCTTTGACGACTCTTGGTCCTATTTATACCTCAGGCGCTGGTCATGATATCGGCTCTAGTGGTCAATATTTTAGTACACTTTATGTTAATACCATAAATCTCGGGGCAGGCGATGATGGTAATGGGTTCCGAACACATTGCAAGCCTTACTTGGACGAGCAGTTTGACCTCGGTAGCACGTTGTACCAATGGAGGAATCTCTACGTCAACCAAACTGCTTACATCGACGTTTTGAGCCTTTCGACGGTAGCTGGCCAAGGCGTCGATTCGTACCTAAACCCAACCAACACCTTGAAAGATCAAGGTAACTCGACCTATTTTTGGGATTATACTTATACCGATCGGCTATACACCCGTGAGGGCAACAACTACACGTTCGATAATTATGACGACTTGGCGTTGATTGATGAATACAACCCGAGCGGCGTGGTGGTCGAGGTGGATAAAGCGGGCGAGGTCCGGATCCTACAAAGGGCCTCAAGGGGCACCTTACCTTGGCCCATGCTTGGACCTCGGGACCCCATGGCGCAATCGTGGTTTATCGATATCAACGATTCGTTGTATTTTCTTTTGGGCGCAATCAAGCAGCTCCACAACAAACACAAGGCCGAGGTGGCCGAGCTCCGAGCCAAGATCGAGGACCTCGTAAGCCTAAAAAGCCGGGTCGAGTTACTTGCTCGCAAGATGGAGGCGTTGACAGCATGACAAAGCCAAAGGTTTTGATTTCAACGGCGTGGTGGCCCTCAAAAACTCGGTGGTTTAGTCAATACTCGGCCGGGGTGACGGCCCAACTTGACCAGCCAGGATATGAGTCAGAGCTGTTTATTACCACGAGCTACGCTGGCCACAAGTTTGAATCGATTACGAGGTCAATGTTTCAAGCCCAGCAATGGGCCGATGCCCACGGATTCACCCATATTTTAAACGTCGAGGCCGACAAGGTGTTACCACCGGGCACGTTGGATCGCCTATTATCCCACCAAAAATTGGTGGTTTACGCCGGGGATGCAATTGACGGCGGCGGGCAAGGCCTAACCAAGATCGGTGTGTATCAAGGTGGTGGGGTCAAGGGGTGGGGGGTGGTGCTCGTTTCGGTCGAGATTTTGCGCCACGTTCCGTTTGACGTATACGCGGGGCAATGGCTTTGGCCTGATAGGATGTGGTTGAAACGAATGGAAAACTTAGGGGTCGACGTTTGGATGGATCGGGATTGGAAGGTCAAAACATTGGAAGCGCCATCGCGTTACGCCGGCCCAACTTTCAAACCTGAGGAGGTGCAGTGTGGCAAAACAGCTTGAAAACATTACGATGTTTTACAGAGGCGACCCAGGCCAGGGAAGTCCAGAAACCGCGTTTTTTTCATATGACGTAGGCGACGGTGATTTGAAAAAACGCCATCAAGTTTATGAGGTTGTTTCCCCGACTTGGAGCAATTCGCCCAACACGATTTGGGCCGCCGGTGTGGCGCAAATCAAAACCAACGAAGGGATAGCGTAGCCATGGCAAAGCAACTTGACGCAGACCGGACGCGGCTCGTTTTTACTGGTTCCGAGTTGGGGCCTGATACGTTGGCCATTGAATACTCTGTTATGGATGGGGATTTGGCGGACAGCGGCAAACGCACGATTATGGATTCACCGGATTTTGACGCCACAAGCTCTGCAATTTGGGCCTCGGCGGTATCAACAGTTGAGACGGCCGAGGGGATATCCTAGACTCAATCCAAACCGATTGGCCGCACCGAGGCGGCACAAGGGGACATTATGACAGACCAACAAACCACCGACGCAAAGCCCGCTTGTGGGACGATCAAAGAGCTTGAGGTTAAATCCGAGGCACAAGGAATTATGCCAGGGGCCTCCGAGCAGCAACGGCCGGGTGGACTCCAGGCCATGACCGAACGGGACATAAACGACTACATGGCTACCCTTCTTGAGTCCAAACAACCACCGCCGGGAATGGCTACGCTCGAGCTCGGAGCTTTGGCCCAATACCGCGCGATCGCGCAACAGCAAGGCAATACAGAGCGGCGTTTGACCCGGGCCCAAACCGAACTCGAGGCTTTGAAGGCTCAGATCTCACGGTTGCAAGGGCAATCGGAGGCTTACGTTAACCTTTTGGTTATCGCTGAGGACACACGTCGGGCCGAGGCGAAAACCAAGGTCAATTAACCATGGTGTTTGGCTTGGGTGAACGGGGCAACTCGGTTTCAAAACTTCAAGGGGACCTCGGGGTTTTAGGGATTGATCCAGGACCGATTGACGGGATCTTTGGAGCGCAAACCAAGGCGGCGGTGATTGAGTTTCAATCCCGTTACCTTGTGACCGGGACCGTTGACCCGCACACCCTTGCCAAACTCGAAAAGGCGGCCGACGCCGAGAGGGAGCGACAAAAAATGGCCGTGCCCGTGCCAAGTGGTCTAGCGGAAATTGAGCAAACTTTCGGCGTGATTGAATGGGACCGGGCCGAGGGTGGCTATATCGTGATCACCAACGGGTGGGCCAAGGTAAACATTACCACCGAGGTGTTGCCCGTGGTGGGCAAGGCTCAGATCCACACCAAGCTCGTTTCTACATTTTGGGACGTATTCACCGAGATCGAGGGCGAGGGGTTGGCCGACGAGGTAGAGCAGTTCGGCACGTGGTGCCCGCGCCACAAAATGCACAACCCAAACCGGGGCCTAAGCTCTCACAGTTGGGCCATAGCCTGCGATCTCAATTGGGCGACCAACCCGGTTGGGCGAGCGGGCGACCTCGACCCCAAGATCGTGCAAATCTTTGAAGCCCACGGTTTTGTTTGGGGAGGTAGGTGGAAACATAGGGATGATATGCATTTTCAGTATTGCCGAAACTACTAGCCAAGGGGCCGAGTATGAGGACGCTTTTGTTTGCGATTATCTTGTTGCTACCTATGACCGCAATGGGCCAACCAATACCGACCGAGCCAAATCCCGCGGCCGCACCATTAGCGGCAACTTATGTCGGCGCCTCCGAGGTGGAGAAAACCGATCCCAAACCGGTTGACGCGGTGGCCCTCGTGACCTCGGTGGGACAAGTGGTCAACGATTGGAAAAACGTTGGGTGGCTAGCTGGCGTGATTGCCTTGATCAACTTTTTGTTGTCGTTGTTGCGCTTCAGGCCGATCGACATGGCTATGGATCGAGTTGATATCAAGTGGTTGAAACCTTTGATCGCCACGCTGCTCGGTGCGGCCCTTGGTGGGTTTTCGACCTTCGAAACGGGAGCGGGGGTTCTTAACTCCATTGTGGCGGGGATGCTCGCGGGGCTCGGTTCGGTTGGTTTTCACGAGCTCGTTGACAATTTGCGCAAGCAAACCCGCAAAGCAACCAAGCCAGATGAACTCGTGAGTTGACGCAGTGGACGGGGTTTGGATCGTTGTTGGCTTGGTGGTTGGGGCCGCCGCTCTGTTTGCTGTGGCCAAAATATTCGGAAACGATGGCCGCAAACAAGACCTCGTTGGGGACGCCGCAAAGCGGGCCGAGGACGTGCGGGCCGCGGCCGAGGCCGCTCTAACCGTTGAGCTTAGAGTGATAGAAGACACCAAGGCGGAACTCGAGGCAATCAAGGCGATTTCAAATGACGCCGAGCGGCTCCAAGCCCTCGCCGATTTTGCCAATCGGAGGCGGTCAAAATGATTTGGTGCGTGATGACATTGGCTTTCGTGGCGGCGGAGCCTCCGGATCCGGTGGTGGTACCGTTGCAACGAAACTATCGAGCCCCTTTTGATGGCCTGCTTGTGCCCGAGGCTAGGTTTATCGAGCTTTTGGAGGCCGAGCGGTGGTCAAAGGAACTCGAGGTAAGGCTCGAGGCCGCCGAGCAAACCAGTGCGGCGATTGAGCAGGTTTACCGGGGCAAGCTGCGGGACGCGGTCGCAACGCCATGGTATGACTCGCCGAGCTTCAACCGGTGGCTTGGGATTGTAGTGGGTGGGGCGGTGGCGGGCCTCGCTGTTTGGGCGGTGGTAGAGCTTCAAGCGGCTAACCGCTGATCTGTGTTACGCTCAACCCATGGATGACCTGATCAAGCTCGCGGTAGAGATTGCCAAGGGGAGTTCTACCCCGGGCCTCGTTTTGGTCCTGACGATCTTGCTAGGTCTGGCTCTGTGGGCATATTGGCAAGAGAGGAGGGCAAACCAAAAGGTGGCCGATCAACGGCTTACCGAGGCCCGTCAAGACACCGAGGCAATGACAAGCGCCCTACACGAGGCAACCCACGCGGTCGAAAGCTTTAAAAACTCGAATGAGGCCTTGAAGCACGCGATCGAGTTGATGCTCCAAAGTAGGCATGGGTGAGGAAATGAAAGCCTACAAGATCGGGGGCAACGACCCCTTTATTAAGGCGGCCAAGGATTCGACCTCTATCGGCAATCTCGCGGTTGCAAAGGGGTGGATCTCCAAGGAGGACCTTGAAAAGGCCCTTTTGGTGCAACGGGAAAAACTCCGACTCGGTGAGATATTTGTGGATTTAAAGCTTTTAACCGAGGAACAACGCGACGAGCTTTTATTCGAGCAAAGGCGGCGGCGGGGTTACAAAATCCCAATTGAGGAACTACGGGCGTTTGAGCGGGAAAAACTCCAACGTCGGCTCGAGGGGCTCAAAGCTGGTTTTCGGGAGGCAAGCAAGCACGCCAAAAATTTTGCTTGCGAGATCCATAGCCTAACAGGGGATACCATTGGCGATCCCGAGTAGGTCCTCGTGGGTGGGTTGCGTGTAGATCGAGGTGGTTACGATATTGGTGTGGCGCGCGAATATCTGAACCGCTCGGATGTCTTTTTTCAAGCGGTAGGCGTTGGTGCAAGCCGTATGCCGCAAGCAGTGGAAATGGTAGAGCCGTTCAAAGCCCGCCTTGAGTTGCCAGTCCTGAAACATGGCGCGCATACGGCGGGTGGATATCCTGTTGCCTTTGCGGCTCACAAACAACGGGGCGGAGGGGTCGAGCGACTCGCCGCGGTCCCGTTTCCAAGCTAGATAACGGTTGAGCTTGTGGCGCAAATCATCGCCCAAGAGGACCTCTTGGGGTGTACGGTGATCGGTGCACCGCTTGAAAACCCGCAGCTCGACACGGCGGCGGGCGTTACCGTTTCGGTTGACCACGTCCCCCACGTCGAGGGCGGCGATCTCCGACTCCCGCAACCCCGTGCCAAGCGCCACCGCGAAAACCATGTGATCGCGGTATCCCGCCACGTGTTGGCCGGTAACGGCGAGGAGTGCGGTTTGCTCTGCTTCGGTAAGGGTTTTGGGCGCTAGGCCTCGGCGTGCGTAGTTGGCCATGTGCTTGACTCCTTTGTGGACATGTCTACAAGGTAATCAACGATCCGCAATCCGTCAACGGAAAAGAAACGACATACAAGCCCATACTAGGCTAAAAACTTTTAGGTTTTACCATTGACCGCCGATCCGCCCTTGATTAAAAAATCCCGATGGCCTCGGGGGCGAAGGTTCATATTCTTTGGCAAGGCTCCACCGCTTGCGGGGTGTGGTGGGGTAACGCGCCGAAAAGGGACGTGTGGGTTGCCCCTTGGGAATGGAAGAGACTCGAGGAGGTCAGCTCCGAACCCCACCACCGTTGCCCGGATTGTGTAGCGGCGTTTGAGCGTATGCCAGACTATTGGCGTAAACGTTGGGGGGACGTCCTTGGTTGATTCACCCCCTTGTTTAGGCACCTACGAGCCCGCCGAGGTCGAATGTAACGGCTCAAAGGCGGACCCCGACCCTTGCACATGGCGGGACCGCTGCGGGGCTCTCAAAACGTACCTACGGCGATCCAAGCAAGGGATCGCCAAATGGCTCGAGCTCGAGGGATGGGAGATCCGGCGGTGGTGCGATCAGTGGATTGAGGCCTACGAGATCGAAGGTGGGATCCCAAGGGTTGAGCGAGAGGTCGTAAAGGTGGATTTGCGGGCGGCGTTTTCTGAGCTTGTGGCCGAGCTTCCAACGAAGATCAATTGGGAATACGCCCAAGGCCGGTTGGCCTTGCCTGGCGAGCTTTACCTCGTGGATCGGCTCGTCCAAGACCGATATGTAGCGTTTTATGTGCGGGCACGCCAAGGCCACGATCGGCCGGTGGTGCGGCTCCAAATCAAACCGCTTGTGGGTGTGGTCGAGCTTCGATTGCCCCTTGGAGCCCCCGAGACGGCCAAAGCCCTCGGGGTGGAGGCGGTGGCCATCCGGTCGGGGAAATTTAAGGCCCGCGCAAACCTACAGGCCGACGAGCTCGAGGGCGTGGCGGTCAAAATCGGAGCTCTGGCAAACTCGGGAGCTCTCAACCTTCCCGCGAGGGTGATCAAATGAGCCGTTTCCATCATGGGCCCGAGGCTATGACCCGAGCGAACCTCGACCTTCTGGGTGATGATGTGATTTCGATTTTTCCCGTGTGTCACATGGGGGCGCCGGTGTTTGTGGCTTATCTTACTGAGGAGGGCACCTTGGCCTTGACTTGCGCGGTGTGTCGAAAACTTGTGGCCAAAGTGATGGTCGCAAACGCCGGGTCCCAATTTTCGCGAGGGGTGCATTGATGGCAGCTCTACCCGAGGTCGCCCGGGAGGCAGGCCTTGACCCCATGCTTTGCCCCTTTTGCTTGCGGCGTGTCCAGACCACCGACGCGGTGGACCTTTTATTTCAATCCATTTTGCAACGGATCCGGCGGGGCGAAACCGTGCATATTAGGGGGTTTGGTTCGTTTCGGACCATGCGACGGGCGGGGCGGGGTCTCGCCAAGGAGGCCGGTGACTATACGGTGATCCGGTTTATAGCGGCTCCAAAAGCCAAAAGGATTGTCCGGGATGGCAAATGATATCGGCATAATGCGCCGGCGGCGGTCACCCAAAACAAAGGAGCCGGGGGTGCCGGTGGTCGGTGAGGAACCCAGAGCCTATCGGGACCTTGGCCGACCTCCGACTATGGCCGAGGTTTCCGCAAATGCGCCAAACCCTGAGGACATCTTGATTGACCACAACCCAGACCTCGAGGGGCAACTCGCAAGCGCAACGGTGTTGGTCAACGGGTCTCGGGTGCGGCTCGCCCAACTTCGGACCCAAGAGCACGTGGGCCTTTTGCTCGCCGAGGCCACCCGAGAGCAAGGCGAAACCGAGGCCCATTATCGGGCGTGGCGAGCTCGCCTTGGAGTTGAGATCGTAACCAAAGCACAAAAAGACGTGCCCGAGTGGCGCGTTAGGCAATTGATAGAGTCTGAACCGAATTATTTGACGTATCAAACGGCGATTGCCAGGGCGGCGGCCAACGTTTTGGCGTTGCGGGCGGTGTGGGAAACGTGGGGCGACGAGTAGGGAATGGACGGTTATATCAAGTGGCGTACCCCTCGGGGACGTATTCACGTGACCCGGGAGGGTTTAACCGCCCTTTGCGGTGTCGAGATAGATCCACAATTCGATAGGCGCACCAATATCAAGCTAGGAGGCTGTAGGCGATGCTTTGCTATTGTGGAGGACAAAACCGGTGGAATACGTCGCGATCGATATCGAAACGACTGGCCTTGATCTGGAAAAAGACCAAGTTTTACAAGTGGCCTTAGTATACGAGGACACCAACAAGGCCGAGGCGTGGGAGGTCCAAGATCTTCCGTTTTTTGAAGCGTTGATTTACCACGAGCGGGTCGAGGGCCATCCGTTTGCCCTCAACATGAACCACGAAATTATCGAGGCTTTTGCGGATTTCGACGCAAGCGAGGCAACCGCCGAGTTGCGGGGCCGAACGGTTCAAGTTTACGAGGACCTCGACAGTGTGTTGGACGATGCCATGATATGGCTTGCGAATTTACACGATTGTCATGGCCCCTACAACGCGGCGGGAAAAAACGCGGCGGGTTTCGACTTGCCTTTTCTTGGCCACCGGTGGCGCAAACTTTTTCACTACCGGGTGATCGATCCGGGATCGGTGGCCCTCGGGGGTCAACCGTTTCGTTGGCAGCATAACCGCGTTGGAAGCCTAAAGGAGCTATACGATAACCATTGCCCCCATGATGCTTTGGCCGACGCTCGAGGCGTGGTCGAGACCTTGCGCAAGGTTGGGGGTTACCTATGACCGCCAAGGGACGGGGCAAACGGCCCAAGATTCCAGGTGATCGGTATTATACGCCTGAGTGGGTCGTTGATATGTGTCTCGAAATGGTTTTGCCTGTAATTTGCTTGCGCAAACCAAAAACCATTTTGGAACCCTCGGCGGGGACGGGCCGGTTTGTTTCGGCTTTGCGCAACCGGTACCCCGAGGCCCAGATCTTGGCCATTGACAACGACACGGGGGTGGGGCCGTGGTCTGAGGCCGACCATAGCTTGCATGCCGATTATCTGAAGTGGCCAAAACCTGATATTCGTTTCGATTTGACAATCGGCAATCCGCCTTTCACCTACACGGGCGAGTTTTGCGAGCACGCGTTGACCATGTCGAAAGCCGTGGTGTTTGTGGCCCGCTACGGGTTTTTGAGCTCCGCCAAGCGGGTTCCGTTTTGGCGCAAGTTGCGGCCGAGCCATATTTTTAACATGGCAAATCGCCCTAACTATGACGTACCACCGGAATTCCAAGAGGTCTACGAGGACGCGGGTGGTGATTTTTGTGAGTATTGCTTTGTATGTTGGGCCAAACAAAACAACGAAGTGACACTATTTGAATGGTTGCCATCGATCCCGGTCGAGGTCCGCAAAGGTAAGCAGGCGGCCCAATGATTTGCAAACGGTGCGATCGGTATATGCGGTTGATATCGGCGGTTGAGGTCGAGGGCGAGTTTGTTGACGTGTTCAACGAGGAGGGCGAGCTAACCGGTGAGGACTTCGCAGTTTCGACCACCAAAAACCGTGATTTTTGGATCTGCGACGAATGCGGCGCGGAGTGGCCCGCATGAAACGAACGCCGAAAACCAAGCGCAAGGTCAAAGTTGACCGGGCGTGCCAATGCCACCCAACGCAAAAACCGACGTTCCCGATCATATCTCATTCGATCGCTTGCCCCGTGCGGCGGCGGTACACCGACAATGGCCGGATGATCGCCGAGCTAATGCACTCGAAAAAGATCAAAGGCAGCCCAAAGGATTTTGTGATCATGATTGGCCGGCGGTTGATTGACTTTCATGGGACCTACGAGATCCGTGGGGTCGAGGGTGGCCAAGGGGTGCCTGGTGTTAGCCTGGTCCACAAACGAGAGCTCGATCGCATTGTGGGGGCAAAGGAGGCCGGGCGGTTTTGGCGCCGGGGGTGGGGGCGGATCCGTGCTGTTTAACCAAGACCTAAGATATATGACCGAGGCCGAGGCTCGGTTTTTTCAAGCCGGGCGCAAAACCGGCCGAATCTCGTTTTTCCGTTCGGGGCTTTGCGTCAAGTGCGGGGGCGAGGTGATCAAACAAAAACTTTATTGTTCCAAGAGGTGCTATATGGAAACGTGGGAAGCCAAAGCCGTGGCTGAAAAATTGGTTGGTTCCGAGGTGCAGCTCGAAACCAAGGCCGGGTCGATCCGTCAAGGTAGGCTCACCGGTATAACTTGGCATGAATTGAAAGTGAGCGGCCACGAGGTCAAATGGCCCAAAGGGGTGATCTTGAACGGTGATCGCAACGACGAGATCGATTGGGATCAACTCAATTGGATCAATTCCGACGTGATCTAGGGGAAGCCATGGGGGCGCCGCTTGTTTGGCAAACGGTCGAGACCGTTCAAGTTAACTCGATTTTGGTCGAGGTCAACAAGGCAATGGGCCGACGGGGCCCCCTCTATAGCTTCAGATTATATCGCCAAGACAAAGGCAAAAACTCAAACTATTGCCGTGCGCCTTATGACGCGGGCGACGCGGTGCAAGCGATTTTGACGGCCAACCAATGGGCCGACGATGATCGGAGGGCGCAAACATGACAAGGATCGAGTTACTTGCGGCCGAGGTGGCAGCTCTGGCCAAGACGATTCAAAAATTCGAGGCTGCTTTGTTTGATGTCAAACAAACCTATTGGGCCAAGATACGTGATTTTTACCTAGAACAGAGCAAAGGGGTGGATATGGGGCCATTTGATGACGCTGTCTCGGAGGAGCTTTTAGAAAGGCTACGCAACGGGACCGCGACGGCTGAGGACGTGTTTCGGGTGGCCGAGGGGGCGGTGGTGCGGGATGACACCTAAACGCTTCGCCGAGCTCCAACGGCTCAATCGAGCGGTCCAAGAGGGGGACGAACGGGCCGACCTCGACGAGGCGATCGAGGTTTTGCTCGACGCGGTGCCCGAGCTCGTGGCCGAACTCGAGCGGTTTTTTGACCCGATGGCCCGGCCGGTGGTCGCAATCGAGAGTCCTTTCGGGGGGGCGGTCGAGGAAAACACCCGGTTTGCTCGATTGTGTCTGCTCGATTCGATTCACCGAGGGGAGGCCCCCTTTGCGGGCCACCTGCTCTATACTCAGGTTTTGGCTGACGCAAACCCCACCGAACGGGAGCTAGGGATCCGGTCCCATCTGGCCCATGTGCAACGCTCGCAAAGGGTGGCGGTTTATGAGGACCTCGGGGTCTCGATCGGTATGGATCGGGCGGTCGAGCTCGCCACCGAGCTCGGGATCCCGGTGGAGCATAGGCGGATCGCGTGATCACGTTGCCCCTATTGCAAGCGGGTGTTGTTGACGCCAATGGCCACGAGTTTACGGCCGAGGCGTTGCAACGGGTGGTTGACGATTGGCACAAAACCAAATCGGTGGCCACGGTGGCGCGGGACTTCACACCCAACCCGCGGTCGGTGGGGCGCGTGGTTGGGATGCATTTTGACGGGGCAACTTTGTGGGTGGAACTCGACCAGGATTGCCAAGCCCTAGTTGAGGCCGAGGGGTTGGAGGCCGCGGCGGGTGGATACTTTAAACCGGGCAATCCGATCGAGTTGTTTACGCTCGACCGGGTGGCTTTGGTAGACAACAAGGTGACTTGAAATGTGCCAAGACGAAACGAGCAGGATTCGAGATCTGTTAAACGAGGTGACCGAGGCCCTTGAGGGCATGGTTTGGCAGCATTGCCAGATCGAACGCACCGAGGACGGGGCCGAGATCGATTCAATGGCCCTTTCTGCCAACGCTGAGGCAATCGAGCTTTTGATCCGACTTGGGCGGCTCCGCCGGGTAGGTGACCTAGCGGGACGCCGCGTTTTTGCTCGGAATCGTCAAACCGCACCGACCAAGACCGAGGAGGCCTAGCCATGGGCAAACCGTTACCTAGCAACCGACGCCATTACTACGAGGTGACTTTGACCAATCCCACCACCCAAAAGGCCTATTTGGGTGTGGGGCCATCCGAGGGGGCGGCCCGAGCCCAAGCCCAAGTTTTGGCTATTCAGGAGGGTGGCGAGCACCCACCGGATTTGGTCGAGCTCGCGGTAAAATCGTTGGTGGGCCCACCGCCACAAACGTTTGTAGGGAATCCAAATTTACCAGATTGACGAATACCGCGAGGTTTTTGTCACCGTTGACGGGGTGTTAATTGTGCGGTTTGTAGCCGAAAACGCCACCGTTTCAACTACGGGGACCACTTTTGTCAACGTCACCTTTCCGGACACCGCTTGGAGCTCCACCGAGATCACGATTTCCGAGCCATGCGAAACCGAGGAACGGCCCTCGATCCCACCTTGGCCGTTTCCTCCCTGGCCACCGGCGGATCCGGTGTGTATTGAGGCCCACCGGTGCCCACCGTGGCGGGTGGGGTGTCGATTGGCCCCGGGGCGGCGGCGGAGCTCCACCGGGGTGCGCAATTGGAGGCCGCGGCGGTGAGCTCGTGTTGTTGTGGCAATTGGTCCTTGGCCGTGCGGGCGGTCAAGGCGAGCCGGCGGGATATCAAACGAGCCCGCAAAGCCCACCGGTGTGTTGAGTGTGATCGGGTGATCCCCCGTGGGGCGCCCTACCGATACGAAACGGCTTTGATGGCTGGGAAGTGGTATCAATATCATACTTGTACGCTATGCGCTGCAATCCGGGATGACCGGTTTAGCTGCGGGTGGACGTGGGGCGAGCTCTGGGCCGACCTTTGCGCTTGCTACGAGGTGAGCCTCGAGGACGATTGGAGCGATTCGGGATGGCTCGAACCTCCAACCCACACAATTAAAGGGACATCATGACAAAAGAAAAGCTGCGTGGGCCTAGGCTAATGAGTTTCGGCGAGGTGTTGACGATCCTACGCAATCGCCAAAGCCTGACAGTCAACGAGCTCGCCGAGCTCGTGGGATGGCCGGCGGTTCAGATCCGGGCGATTGAGGACGGAGCCATACTCGATTTGCCCACCAAGGCCGACGCACTAAAGCTTGCCAAGGCCCTCGACGTGGATCCAAAACTTCTAACCGTGGCGGTGCAAAAATGACCACACCAGACGATGATATTTTACAATATTTCAAAAACGACCATTTGCCCGAGGACCTTCGCCGAATGTCGGAGGCGATCCGCGGGGTGGCGTTTTTTATGGCGGCGAGTTTGCCTCCTAATCCAGAGCTACGCGAGGGACTCCGCCGGTTGCTCGAAGCTAAGGACTGTTTTGTTCGAGCACAGCTCACCGGGGCCGATACCACGGTGGTGATCTCCAAGACCACTTTTGACCGATTGGAGGCGGCGGCCCAATGGCTTCATTGTCTCGAGGCGGCGGGGGTGGACAATTGGGAAGGGTGCGGGCATGCGGCGGAGATCCGCCAAGAACTCGAGGAGGCCAAACGCCGTGAATAAATGCACTTGCAAAGTTTGTAAACACCAATGGGGGAGTGATTCACCGGCGGCGTATTGGCGCCCGAACTGCGGGGTCCCGAGAGTGTTTCAACGACGGGTTTTTGTGGCCCTCGAAGGTATCGACGGGTGTGGTAAAGGGGTGCAATCGGAGCGGCTCGCCGAGGAGATCGGGGCGGTCCGGTTCAAGTTTCCCGACTATTCCACACCGATAGGGACAGCAATCGAACAACACCTCGATCGCAAATGGATGGCCATGGCCCAAGACCTCCAACCGTACGTCTTGGACAAAACCGACGCTCTTGTTTTTCAAGCCCTCCAAGCGGCCAACCGTCTCGAACGGGCCCAAGAGATAGCCAACACCTTGGCCGATGGCAAATCGGTGGTGGCCGACCGTTACACCGCAAGCGGTTTTGCCTACGGCGCGGCCGACGGTTTGGACCTCGACTATCTCAAGGGCATGCATTCGTTTTTACCTCAACCAACACATTGGATTTTGATCGATATTGATCCCGAGATCTCGGTGGAGCGGCGGCCCGAGCGGCGGGACCGCTACGAGAAAAACGCCAAGCTGATCGCCAAGGTGTGCCTGCTTTATCGCCAAATTTGGGTGGGCAACAAATGGCCGATTGTGGACGGCCGGGGCACGGTCGAGGACGTGGCCGACCAAATTCGTGATATCATATCGGAATGACCGCAAAGCAATGGTGGATCGTCTTTTGGCTGCGGGCGGCCTACATGTTTCGGCTTCGGTGGCCCTTCATTTGGTTGCAACGGTGGGCAAAGGGTGAGCTCAAGGCCAAACGCAAGCCGGTTATGACCTTCGAGACTCCAAACCAACTTGCGACTTATGCCATGGCCCGTTTCAAATACCGCAAGGACCAGGGGCGGATCGGTGGGTGGGTGTTTGCCCTCGATTGGGTCACCGACCCCCAAGTTTTCCAAGCAAGGCTCGAGGACACCAATTCCACCGAGCGGGACGGTGATTGCGACGATTACCATTTTTGGGCGGCCACCGCGTTGAAAAAAATCGACGGGGTGCGGCGGATTTATCTTTTGTCAACTGGGTACAAAGGCGGCGGCCATGCCACCGTGGTGTATGAATACCGCGGGGCGTGGTATCACCTGGATTATCGGATTTACTCGATCTCAAACCCGAACCGAGCCCCCAAGCAAGTGGCAGGGAAATATTCGAACGGTGAGGTCCTTTTTTGGGTTTTTGAGAGCGTCGATCCACCGTGGCGGCCGGTGGCAATTTTTCCCGATAGACTTGAGGTGTGATCTTCGTATAAATTTTTAAGGTGGCCGCTTTTAATTTCGTTTCCCCCCCGATCAGGCCACCGGCCCCCGCAAGGGGGCCGACTCGATTTAGGCGGCCCGATAATCGTCGAGTTGGATCCCTAGGCGGTTCATTCGTTTGTAAAGCCCACCGCGGTTGACACCGAGATCCATGGCGGCGGCCCTCAGGTTGCCATCGTGGTTTTTGATGGCAGCTTGGATCATGCGCCGCTCGAGAGCTTCGAGGGATTCGATCAAGCGGCCCTTTTCGGCGGGGCGGGCGCCTTGGTGGTTCGGCGAATTGTGCCAGTTGCTCTTTTTCCGGTTGGTAGCCATGTGGATCTCCTTGTGTCCTCAATAGGATCATGCCCGTTTTGTGGGCAATAGGTTTCGCGTTTGATTTTCAAGGTTTATAATAGATGTATGGTTGTATGTATCAATCACACCCTCGATCAGAGCTCCAAGGTTCCACCGGCGGCCTTGGTGCTTTGGGACTTCGATCGGTATCTCGCCGAGCGGCTCGAGCGGGGCGGCCTCACCGAGGCCGAGGCCCAAGAGCTCGAGCGGGCTCGCGAGCGACTCCACCGGTTGGTCAACGACCTTCACAGGGAGGAGATCGCGGCGTGACCGATCGCCGAGGGGGGACTTGGCACGGGTGGGGCCGTGGGTGGTGGGGTGCGTTTTGTTTTCAATGATTGACATGGTGCAACCCGTGCGGTTTGTGTTCCTGTTCATATTGTAACCATGTGCACAAAATAGACAACCACAAACTTTAGTTTTTGATAACACCCCAAATTTGCGGCGGTTTCCTCGGTCTGCTAGGCTCCGAGCCGTGCCCGATCGTGTTGGGGATTGCCTACTTTACCACGCCAATTGTTTCGACGTGTTGCCACTGATCCCGGCGGGGTCGGTGGACCTGGTTTTGGCCGATCCACCCTACGGGGTGACCCAATGCCGTTGGGATTCGGTTTTGGACCTCGAGCGGCTTTGGCCCGAGCTCTGGCGGATCACCAAACCACGGGCGGCGGTGGTTATGACCGCATGCCAACCGTTTAGCGGCCAATTGGTGCAATCACAACCTAAGCAATACCGCCACGAATGGATCTGGGCCAAAAACCGCGGCTCGAATATCGGGGGGCTCAGGTTCGGGCCCATGAGGGAACACGAGGAGGTGATCGTGTTTGGCCGCAAGGCGGTGACCTACAAGCCGATCAAGGAGCCACGTCGAGGCGGGGGTGATACTTGCATTGGCCGGGCCCAAAACCACAAGCGGGTGACCTCCGAGGTAATGAAGCTGCGACGGCGACACAAGGATCCCCCGCTCGAGCGGCTCCGCCACCCGAGCACGGTCCAAAGGTTCGTTTGCGAGGTAGGGTTACACCCTACGCAAAAACCCGTAGGCCTCATGGAATACATGATCCGGACCTACACCGAGGGGCCGGGGGCCGTGGTGTTGGATTTTTGCATGGGCTCGGGGACCACGGGGATCGCCGCAATCAATACCGAGCGGGTGTTTATCGGGGTGGAGCTCGATTCCACCCACTTCGAAACGGCCCGCCGGCGGATCTCCGATCATTTGGCTAAGCCACTATCACAACGCGTAAAACCCGCGCCAAAGCGGCGGAAGCGCAAGCGCAAAGGCCCTCCGACCGATCAGCTCGGTTTGTTTTAGTTGTCACAGATCGACAAGGGTGTTATTGGCGGGCCGTGGTTTAGGCTACCGCTACGGGTCGGGACCGCGGCGTGCGCTACCGAGCCGGGTGGTGGCAACGTTCCCCCCTATGGCCTCCGGGGATTTTGAGTCGTTGCACTCTACCCCGAGTCCTTGGGGGTCATAGGGACACAATAGGAGGTGGCGTGACCCAATAGCATAAAGTCCCCCGAGAAAACGGGCCGGCCCAAAACTAGATTTGGGCCGGTCCCTGTAATAAGCTCCTTGTCAAGCCATTTCAAGCGGCGGGGGGCTC